GCCAAAGAGAAGTATAAGTACACGGAGGAGGATGTTATTGATTTCACAATGAAGATGATTAGTCAATACGTGGTTGGTAATACAAATATATGGAATAAAGATATGTTAAAGGAAACACTATCTTTAAAACAACCAAAGATGCCTGTTGGGTTTAAGTGTGATTACGAACCCATTATTCCATATCAGTTTACATCTGAAGACCATTTAGAAGTAAAGCCCAAAACAACAACCAACTCACAAGGTCAAACAGTATTAGTAGGAACTTATAAATACGAATAACAATGAAAAACATACATTTAATACCAACAGAGTCTTCAAAAACCGAATTGCCACTATTCCCAAAAATTATAATATCAACAGAAAGGCAAAACTACAGCTTTAAATATGCAGTACAAGCTTTTGTAAAGCCTGATAGCGCACCAGAGGGAATTTATTTATTGGTTGAAATAGGCACTATTCACATACCAAATGCAAGACCTTTGTTTTCAGAAATGGTAGAAAAAGCAAAAAAGTCTTTTATATCAGAAGGTTGTCAAATCATTAATACAATATATGATGAGCGAAAACCGGGCCCTTGGCTTTGTTCAGAAACATACATAAAGCAACATGTCCAAAGACTAATCAACTTATCACAAGATAATAGAGTTCAATTTCAAATTATATGAAAAACATACACATTATACCAACGGATAAACCAAGTAGGTTAATTTATAATGATGCAAATCAATTATGTTACCGGTCTAATAAGTCATATAAGAATGATAGAAAATGGATGCACAGAAAAAAGTTTAACATCTACATCACTTCTGATGAAGAAATTAAAGAAGGTGATTATGTAGTTCAAACTAATTTGGAAAAGACAAATACCCAAGTGATTAAATGTGAAACTGAATTTCAAACAAGAATTGCTAATTCTAAAGATGGCAGTTTTACTAAAAAGAAAATCATCCTAACAACAGACCCAGACTTATATGGTGTACAAGCTATTGATGATGAGTTTTTAGAATGGTTTGTTAAGAATCCAAGTTGTGAATATGTCGAAACAGAATATCCAGGATATGCCAAAAAATGGAGAGAAAAGCAAAAAAACAACCAAATGCCATATACCCAATACTGAAAATCAAAATAGAAAAAAAATAAAAAACACATGAAAAAGTTAATTTTAACGCTTGCAGGCATGCTGTATGTATGCGCTGCATTTTCTCAATGGACTTACAAATTCATTAATTCTGAATTTGACGGTAAATTCAAGAAAGCATTTACCAAAATAGACAATGGCGGGTTTCTCGCCATGGAAGTCGGGGAAATACCGATTGACACATCCGAAGACAAATACCCCTTTATTTACTTAATGGGAGTTTATTTTTGCGATGAAAGCACTACAATGCAAATAGCCTTATTTGTCGGAAAAGAGATAAAAAACTATGAAGCCGAAGCCACAAAATCAAACGATAGCCGAGTCTATTACATAAGTGATGATATCTGGACACCTGAATTTGTCAGTGACTTTAAAAAAGCCTCACGATGCTCAATACGCGTAAATCAGGACTATTGTACTACCGATTACTTTAGCTTTAACATGACCGGCTCCAGCAATGCCTTTAACTTTATATCAAAAAAATGAAAAACATCATTCAAAATCTAACCGAATTTGAGTTTACTGCAAAAGACCTTGATTCTCTTGAATATGTTACAGACGTAGCTCTTATAAACGATAATCATACGCGCCCAATAGATGAAATAATAACTGAATACATTAAACACAAGCACGTTTATACATCGCTAAATGGCAATACCTGGAGTTTGGAAGGGTATCAACCAACCGGAAAGCGCATAGAAAGACAGGTTATCTACACTATAACAAGTCAAAGACTAGATGAATTTGACAAAGTGTATCCAATAGTTAATGAAAGCTAACCATGAAAGGAATAATTGAGCAAATTGAAGAGCTGGCTACTTACCATAATCTATCAAATGAGGAAAAAGTAGAAGCCATCAAAGAAGTAATCAAAGACTTAAAAGAAAAGAAACAAGAGAAAAATCATAAACACGACATCGTTGTGGTATTGGACCACTCCTACAAAATTGGATACATCCTACCTAGTAGAAGTCCTAAGCCAGATGAAGACGAAAGCGAACATTATGAAAACATACTTCGCGAGCACAATCGAAAACCATCAGAGTGTTCATGGATGGTTGTAAAAGGAAGTGATTTTTGCATCCATAACAAATCGGCTTACGAGCTTGAAGTATATGAGACAGAACAAGACGAAGAATGAACAAAAACGGAAACAACCATGAAGAAAAAGCAATGGTCTTAGTCTACCAAGGAAAAGATCGTTTCTTTGCACCGGAAAACACGCTAAGCCCTGGCGAAATAGTAATTCGGTTAGAATCACAAAAAAACATAGATCCATTAGGAATATACAGCTTTGTCATTGACAAACACGGTGAAGTTCAATCGTGTGCAAAATCGTGCCTCAAACGAATTGATGGAACGGTGATACGCATACCATACATTGAACTGCAAACCTATACTCAGGACATGAGAAGAATGCACGAAGCTGCATACAACTATTTAATAGAAGAGTGGTACGGTGGAAATAAGCCGAAAAAATCATGACAAATTACAAAACACGTACATTTTATGATGTTGAGCATGAAGGTGAAGTAGATGAAGTATTAACTCCATACATCAAAGCCGGAGCAAAAATCATAAGCCAAGAGTTTGATTATAAATCAGAAAGGTTAGAGATTACCTATTCATTTGACGGTTCAGAATCAGCATTTGAACAAAAACTAAACGCAGAAAAACAAAAATTAGATAGTTATATTTGGTAAATTTGCCAAATAAAGTAGTAAAAATCCAATAGACAATTTTAATTTAATACATTATGCAAGAATTATCAATTCAACCATCTTTTCAAGTTTTAACAGTTAATGAGCTTGAATTTCGCAATTTTGTCCGCGACAAAAAAACAAACGAGTTTAAAGAGTCAAATTCAAAGGATTGCCGCGTTTCGAAAAGCATTCCATTCCAGCAGTTTGTTTTGTCAAAAGAACCCGGGCGCAGATCAAAAGCGCTCAATGAGTATTCCGGCCACCAGATATTGCATGGTATTCACGAAAGAATACGCAATAAGACAAAAACAGAGTATCAATGCGGACAAGTATTTGTCTACCGTGATAGCATGAGCCATCCAGGATATGTTTCTAAAATGACTCCTGAAACACAAAACAGCTCTCTTTTAGTGCCTGAAACGCCAATAACAGAACTTGTGTTTGAGCGTTTTATTGGAACTATTGACCTAATCAGCAACTATGCAGCAGCAGAATCGGTTCAACCGGGTCATGCTAACTTACGTCTTGCCGTAAAGTACGAAGACGATAAACTGGAACTGGCAATGGGCACAAACATAAGAATCTGTGATAATTTCAACATATTTGGCAGTACAAGGCAAGTAACCGGAAGAAACTTGTCCTATGGACAGATGATGGAAAACCTTGACGAATGGTTAAGCGACATTGAGCAGAAGTTTGGTTCAGACCTTGAATGCATCAACAGATTGGCCAGCAAACCAATATCAAGATCTCAGTGTCACCGGTATTTAGGCGAAATGCTGGAAATGTACCATACAAAAGACAGTGTAATGCAAGTTACCGACATCACTCAGGTTGCATCGAGATTTAACAAAAAAGATGTAAATAACTATTGGGACTTAACTCAAATAGGCACCGAAGTAATTCGCTTTGACAACAATTCAGGCAACTCAGTGCTTGAAAACATTGAAAAGTGGAACAATTTCATGATAGAAAAACTTTAACAATAATGGTAGGGGTGAAATTCCCCTACCTTTCTTTTATGGAAAAAAAGCACGTTTACAGCTATTACGATGTGGAAGCAATGATATCCGCGGCCAATATATCGGTCAGCAAATTTATGGAAATAGACTCTCACTTATCACAAGGATTTATTGCTGAGTATTTACTTGCTGTTAAATCGTTGGCTCACGTTTCAAAAAGCTTTGAAAATTTCCCTGAAGATGAAGCAATAAACATTAAAAACATCAGTATTATTGACCTAATTTGGGCATTTACAAACGCTTTTAGGGTAATTGACATAGATTATGATGTAACTAATGAAACGTCAAAACTGATGTATCTTTGGGAGCTATGCGGGTTTTTGTTTTGCATAAACATAAAAAAAGACCCATATTTGGAAAGAATAGATGAAATGCTAAAACAAAGTAAAGGATATGGACTTAATTAAATTTGAAAGACAGGTTATAATACCTAGTGGTGCATTAGAAGAAGATATGTTAATCTTTAATCTATGCAATGACACACCAAAGGATCTGACAAAAGAAAATGAAAGAAACCTTATTTCCTTTCTATCCGTATTTAAAGAAGTAGAACTTGAGGTAAATACTAAAAACTGGACTTATATAGTCAACTCATATACCGGTATTCCTAAAAAGCTAAAAACTTTTGAGCGTGGTAATCTCAGATTTAAAGCTAACCAACAGCAAAAAACTCATATCTGGGACACATTTGAGATACTAAACTATCTTCAGATAGCACACGAGAAAAAGTATGAATTTCGCAAACTAGGGCACCCGTTAAGAGATCAGATGAAATATTTTCGCTGGGTAAGCTACAATGATGGATTTGCAATGGTTACAAGAAACTATGAATCCATATCACTAGAAATTGCATTTTCGTTACTAGATTAAAAAAAAGGGGCTTTCGCCCCTTTCTTTTTACCCATTAAACACATGACCTACTAGAGATCAAGATCTGTAGTCATAATTGGTGTTGCAAGCAACGCATCTACAGTAGCATCACCTAACCACAATGCAGAAACTGCACTACCGTTAGTGGTTAAAGCTATTGCAGATCCACCGGGAACAGTTGCAACTTGGAAAGTTGTTGCTGTTTTGTTTACAACATAGTAAACGGTATTGGTGGTAATGCCTGTTGTGCCTGTAATAGTGGAAAACACAATAGGTTCTCCATTGCCAGGGAGCAAATTAGCATTAGTTGCATGGCTAAATACATCACCGGTATCGGTTGTTACGTAAGATACGCCACCGTTTGCATCTCCAACATTTACAAACAACGTAGAATCAGCAGCAAACAGAGCATTAAGCTTTGTTAAAAATACTGCTTTGTTGGTTGCATTGGTTGGAACAAACAGTTTGTACACATAAGGCTCATTGCCAGCAAAGCCGAAAGGAGCAGTAACAGAACGTTTGTTGAAAATGATTTCAATAACGTCATAGTTTGTTCCTGTGCTAATCAAGCTTTTGTTTACAACGTCAAACTCTTTCATTGAACCTTCGCGCTCATACTCACCATTTACATAAGCATTAAGCTCAGTACCGGTGAATCCGATTTGGGCAACAGTAGCAGTTGTTTTGCTAAAGGTCATTACAGAAGTTTGGCCCGACAAATGCAATGTGGTAATTGCTGGTTGCTTAACAAGAGGAGTTTGAAGAAACTTCTCTGTAAAAGTAACAACACTGCTTGCTCCGCTACCGCTAACTGCTGCAGTGTAATACTTGTTTCCGGCAAAAGCATCAACAATGCGTTGGCATAATTGAGCATTTGTCAAAGTTTCAGTAGCACCAACAGTTACTATAACACCGTTAAACTGGCGCATAGGTTGAGGGGCATCATTGGGGAAACCGGTGATAGAAAAACGCAATTCAACATTTGTTGTTGCATCTGTAGCACCGCTAGCTGGGTCAAAAGTGTAAACACCGGCAACTGCTGCAGTGTATGGCTGCAATCCAGAATAGCGATGAACATTTTTAAACTGAAAAGGCGGAAGTCCTGCAATTCGAACAAGACCTTGATTTCTGGAAAATTTACTTCCAATTAAGATGTTTGTGACCAAGTCACCTGAAGCTCCCATTTCCGCTGTTGAGAGTACAGAAACACCTCTTACTTGTGTACGCATAAAATTAATTATTAATTTGTGAGAGACAAAGATATGAATAAAAGAAACTATAAATACAACTACTTTTACCGGAATCTGATAAGTGAAACATTTCGCGTGATGCACCAGATTTGGTTAAAAGGGGTTCCTTTAGAAATAGGCGATTTACAACTATTCACAAAAAAAAGACAGGTTTTTATTAAAAAAAACTATAAAAAAAAGAGAAAAGGAAAGCATTATTCCATTATATTTGACCCCCTTGATATTCCAATATCAATGACAAAAGGCAATAGAAAATTTATGTTTTCTAATTTCTACATGAATAGAAGACAATTAGACGCTATCAAAAACTTAATTCAAAATGAAAATCAAGAAGATCAACATTCACAACTTCAAAAACCTAAAATCAGTAGAAGCAAACCTTAACGGCAAGTCTGTATATGTAACAGGCAAAAACGGGCAAGGCAAAACATCATTCATTCAAGCAATCTTTTCAACTATCGGTGCTGTCGATGGACCGGTAAAAGCCATAATGGATGGCGAAGAACGAGCTAAAGTATCTCTTGTAATCGGAAACGAGGAAAAAGAGATAATCATAGAAAAGTCATTCAGTGAAGGTTCACCTAATGGCAAACTGACTATAAAATCTCCGGATGGAGCAACATATCCAAAGCCGGCACAATTTATTGAGCAGCTTATTGGAAGCGTAAACTTTGACATGGAAAAGTTTCTATTGCTCAAAAACCAGAAAGAAATGCTCAATTTCATGAAGGACTTCCTCAAAATAGATACCGATGAAATAGATGAAGCAAGCAAAATCGAGTACAATGAAAGAACTGTAGTAAATCGGCAAATTAAAGAATTTACTGAGCAGTTAAAGATTTACGAAGATGCTGTTGAAGTAGTTGTTGAAGATGCATCAATCTTGCGAGAAAAGTCGGCAAAGCGTACAGATCATTTAAGAAAAGTACAAGAGGTTGAATTGCGTATTGTAAAAGGCACAAGCCTTATAGATCAATCAAAAAGCAAAATTGAGGAGTACGAAGTAAAGTTAGTTGAAATACAAAAAATGCTTGAAGAAGAACGGGTAACACTGAATGAGCTTAACAAAACAATGAGCGATGTTAAAACAGAAAAAGACAATCTGTTGCAACAACTTGAAATGTATCCTGATCCTGCACTGGAAATCGAAGAGCACAACAAAAAAGTAGAATTGGCAAATAAATATGCCAAAAAGCTTGAAATAGTTGCAAATCTGGAGGCTGCAAAAGAAAAATCAGAACAGCACACAAGAAAGCTTACCGATTTAAGCACAAAGCGAAACGAATTGTTTGTGTCTACCGGAATTGCCAATATCACCATTACCGAGGATGATATCTACTACAAAGGATTGCCGCTTGACAGAAACCAGATAAACACTGCTCAATTATCTGAATTGGCTATCGATATAATACTTGCTGTAAACCCAACCTTAAAAGCGGTTAAATTTGACGCCTCAACAATGGACAAAGAAACATACCAGCGAGTGTTGGAAAAGATAGAAAAACACGGATTCCAGTGCTTTATTGAAGAAGTTGATAAAGATGGTGGTGAGCTAAAAATTGAAGTTATCGAAAAAGCATGATTGAGGTTAATCTAAAAAATCTCCATATTGACTACCTGAGCAATCGGGTAGCAATATTGGAGTTGTGTTTAAAAAGGCACCACAAAAACACAAAGCTTCCTATGCCAGCTCAACATAGTGTAATGCTAGATGAACTGATAGATTGGACAGAAAAAGAAATAGAAAAAACTAAAGTAGAAATTAAAGAAAGGCTATTTAATGACAGAAATTAAAGTAAACGTAGAAAACGATGGTCGCTTGCGGTTGCGATATTCAACAGTAAAAAACTACCCTGTTTGTCCGCACATGTTTAAACTTTCTCAGGAGTACAGCCAAGAACCTACAAGAGCCCAAGAACTATCAATGGCCAAAGGAAATTTGTTTGAGTACTATGTACTAGGTTCATCAAGTGATCCAAGGAACATTGAGGAAGTTATCAAAAAAAATAAAGGCCGGTTTGATGGAATGCAGAAAAAAACAGTTGACAGAATTAAACTAATGGCCGAAAGAGTTAAAAAGCATTTTATAAACATAGAATACTCTCAGTTGCATTTGGTTTATGATAAAGACCCTAGGTACATATTCGAAAGTCATATTGATGCATTGGCCCTGATTCAGTTCAATGAATTAAATAAGGGAAAGCCATTTGTGGCAATCGTTGATACCAAGTGGACTGCATCTATTGAGGAAGTATGGAATAACAAAAGCACAAAAGATGATTTTCTGCAAGCTATTGTTTACGTTTGGATGATTTGGCTTAATACCCAAAGAATACTGCCATTCGTATATGTTGTAGCTCAAAGCATTGGTGAAGATACTGTCATAAAGCCATTTGTTGTTAACGTAACCTTAGAAGATATGGAATGGTTTGTATCCAATTACATAGAAAGGCTTTGTTCCGATAAAAGCTTTTCTCCTATAGCTAACCATTACAATTGCCTTGGCCATAAGTCAAAAAAGGGTAAATGCCGGTATATACAACATTGTGAGCACGGCAAAAAATTGCTAACTAAACCGCAGTTGATGGAATTTAAAGATCTGGAACAATGAAAAAATTAAAGATTAGCCTTAATGAAATCACCTATTCACTAATAAACGAAGCCGTAAGCAACCTAGAAAAGCTTAAAATCGGTAAAGAAACTATTGAATTAAAGGTAATTTCAAGCATGATAACATCGGAAGAGAATTACCTGAAAATACTTCAGTACATAAAAGAAACTGATTTTTCAGATGAAGAAAACAGGCTTATCTTTAGTTCCATTGTAAATGCGTACAAATCGGCCACAGTTATTGACTCTCCCGAACTATTGTTGTTATGGTTAAAAAAGGACAAAGTTCTTGAAAAAATAGTACCTTCAAAAATTGCTAAGATACAAGAGTATTATCTTGAGCAAAAAAGCCAACAACTCATTGTAAAAGAGACAAGATTGTTAAAAGAACTCTCAATAGAAGTTCATGCAAAAGACCTACTAAGCACAGCATTTGCAATGGTAAATGCTAATAAATCAAATGAAGATGTATTTGAGTGGATAAATGGAATACGTGGAAAGCTTGATGAAATGATTGAACTAAAGAACATAACACCAACAGATACAAGGACCATTGCAAAGCAAATAGCTGAAGAAGAAAGGATAAACAAGGAAAAAGGAAGAACGCCTGGCGTATCTACCGGTTTTTTATCAATAGATCAGCATACAGGTGGTTGGGGAAAGACTAATTTGATACTTATAGCCGGACGGCCCGGGATGGGCAAAACTGCATGTGTTGTATCAATGATCCAAAACTACCTATTTAAAAGTTCAATACCATTTGCTTTTTTCTCTTTGGAAATGCGTTCATCCGAAATCATAAAGCGGATATTCTCAGCGATAAACCATACTAATCTTAACAAGATTACGGCTGGCGCTTTTAGCGAAGAAGAAATGAGATTGTTTCAAATGGTCTGTAAAACGATGCCCGAGCACGGTCATTTGATAGACAACATATACTCGATAGACGATATTGAAACCAAAACCGAAGCCTTAGTAATCAACAAAGGAGTAAAAATCATAGTAATTGACTATTTGCAACTCATTACAGGCGGAAACGGCAACAATATGAATGAGAAGGTAGGCAACGTATCACAACGTCTAAAAAGACTAGCAAAAAAGCTTGATGTGCCAATTATTGCTTTATCTCAACTATCTAGGATAACCAAGAGAACAGATAACAAAAAGGCTAAAATAGAAGACTTTATACCCGATTTGGAAGATTTGCGTGATTCTGGTTCATTGGAACAGGATGCCGACATGGTTTGTTTTTTATTTCGACCAGATTACTACAAAGATAAAGTAGATGTTGCCCCTGAGGACCAAGACAAAATAATGTTTATCTTCAAGAAGTTTCGTGGTGGAAGTCCTTTTACCAAGAAAATGACGTGGCAAAAAGCGTTTGCCTACATAGAAGATCCACAAATAGCAGAAAACGAGCTATCAATAGAACTAAATAGAAGATTTAATAATTCATCAAATGAGTACTCTGAAGAAGAAAATGACAGCAATTTTATGCCAATCCCTGGACATATTGCACCATTCTAAAATTTATGGAATGAAAGATAACAAAATACAGTGTATATCTACCGATATTATAACTGGTATTTTTGTAAACAGTCACAATAAAATAGTTTTGAAAACCGAAAATTATGGTGAATATTGTAGCCCGTTTGGAGTAACTCCAGAAGCAGTAGCTAAAATATTAATAGAAGAACTAGATACAAATACCAATTTTTAATTATGACACCAACAATTCTAACAGGTACACCAACCGAAATCACAGAAGCCAAAAAAAGCTACCAATCAAAGATGGGTGGCACAATTTACGTCCATTCAATTACAATGCAGTATAACAACGGCACAGAAACCGGTGAATGGCATTCTACATCTTCAACGTGTAATAAGTTTACCGTAGGGGTAGAAACCAAGTTTGAGAGAAGTGTTCGCCAGAATGGACAATACACCAATATTGTCTATAAGCCGGTAAATGAACAAAAACCATCAAATGGATATAAGCCTGGTGGATACTCCGGTTCGAGTAAGTACAGCAAATTAGACCTGATCTGCAACAATAAGGTAAAGCTTACTATTGCTGCTACCGATATTGCCATTCAGAGAATGTCAGTTGAAGGTATTCCGGCTGGTCATTCCTTCAGTTCAGCTCTTGCGCTATACACTGAAGAAACAATGGCAATGATGCTAGAACAATCAGGACTAAACAAAGTTATCAAAAACTACACTGCTGAATTGTCTTCAGAAAAAGAGTCAGGTGGAAATGCACAGCAAAACCAGCACCATCCCGAACCAAAAATGAATGCTCCGGTATTCAACACAATTCAGGATATTCCAAAGGTATTGCCTGAAGATGATTTACCATTCTAATCAAGGGGCGAAAGCCCCTTTTGTTTTATGCACATAAAAGAAATAAACAAGACTGAAACAAACATATCAAGGGAATACGAGTTCATATTTGATGCTGATGAATTGATTGTTAATCAAGCAGATTATATTCAATACGAAAACAAACTGGTTAATATCATTAAGGAAAAATACGATGAAAAAGATAATCCTTCGGCTATTTACCTATTCAGAAACCGCCAATCTTCGCCATTCAACGTATCAAAAATCACATTAATATACGAACAACCAATAGAAAACATAATGAAATCAATCGATGGAGTTTAAAAGTAATGAAGAAATATGGTTCTCTTGGTGGATAGAAGAACTAAAAGAAGCCGGTTATATTAAATCTTGGGAAGCTCCCAAAACATATGCACTTACCGGTGGTTTTGCCCGTCAATATGAACGGCAAAGCAAAAAAGGTGTTGTTTTAGAAGTTCAAACAATACTAGAGCAACACGTATATACGCCTGATGCTGAAATAGAGTTTACGGAAAAGGCTTATGGTGTATTTGTAGCAAAGAATGGTCAAAAGTGGGAAAAGCACATGTTCCTTCAAACAAAAGAGGGCACTCCCTGCATTTTTGAAGTAAAGCCGGAGTACGATCATCACAACATGACCAGGTTAAACTCTCTCAATAGAAAATGGTTGATGGCCAATTACGGGCTATTTGTTAATCTAGTACAGCCCACAAAGCTATTTAAGAGCACTTTTACGCCTAAAAAGTATTTGCTGACTCCTACCGGTAGAAATAAAAAAATAAACTACACTGTCTATACGCTAGAACAGTTCATAGAAAGCTTAAATAAATAACAATGACAACTAATTTTTTCAGCCAAGTATTGCCGCTAATGGAAGCGGGCAAACTAAACATGACTATTGCAAAAATCAATGAGAAAGTATCAGTAATGATAGTGCTTGAAAGTAAAGAAAAAGCTTTTGAACCTATCGTTATTAGCGGTACAATAGATGAACTTGACAGTGAGTTTTTTAGCGTGCTAAACAAAGACAAAATCAACGAGGTAAAAGGAATTGTTTCCAACATTGAGGAAAACATTAAAATCCTTCGCCAAATTGATCAAGCTGAAAAAGACAAGCTTCAAAAGAAAAGAAACCCTAAACAACCATCTAAACCGGCAACATCAAACGCTAGTTTGCAAAAAATAGAAGAAGAAGAAGAAGAAGAAGATAATGCAGAAGAAACTGATTCATCAGCCGAAATAGCAAAACCAAAAGCAGTAGAAACTCCAACCTTGTTTTAATTATGCTAAAAGTACAATCTATCAAACGAGAGTTTATCTATGATAATAAAACTCTCCCGGATCCGGACCCGACCGCAACGCCTTATCAGGTGATAGAATTTTATTCAAACCAGTATCCCGAGTTTATTTCTGCAGCTATACAACGCTCAAAGAACTCAACCGAGGAACTGCTTATCTACGAGATAAAAACAAAAATGGGTACCAATGGCTAAAAGTAACAATAGAAAGAAAAGCGAGGGGGAAACTCCTCGCTTTTTTAGTTTAATTAAAGTTAAAAAACGGCTTAAAAAATGGCAAACATACAGGGAGTTCGAAGACCAAAAAGAAACAGCGAAAGATTGCTTACCGAGCACATTACCATAAGGCCAAAGTATGAAATAGAAATAAATTCAGAAAAAGACATATCAATCGATAAACTTGAAATCTTGTATAACATTGCTCTGAAAAATCGATTTATAAAGCATACTGATTTTGAACAGTGCAAGAATCGACAAGAGGCTATTTCCAAATTAATTGATTTAACACACCAAAAAATAGGCGATTTTGATATTATTGAATCTGACTATGAACTGCTTATCACTGTTAGCCAAGAACTTGAAATAAGGCCTCACATTGTAAGAATCGGTCCAATACTAAGCTTAGATATGAGATTGCCCGATAGCAAAGCAATTAGAATGGCATTATGGATATTTGAAAGAATGGGTTTTTATAGCATGAGCGATAATGTTTTTGCAGACTATACCAAAGAAATATACTATGATAATCTATCTTCCGCAACTACTATAGAAGAAAAAAAGGCTGCAAGTATGTATTATTCGCAACTTATTAAAAAAAAGTACATTGCTAGTCCTAAAATACCATGCACGATAAAAGAGTTTTCTGATCAAATTAAATTGGTAAAATCAGCTAAACTATATGAATGGCTTTGTAAAGTTTTGGAATTGGTTTATAAGAATGTTTATCTGCAGGCTGGATTTGCAATAAAAAATTCGGAAGAATCAATACATGAATCGCTAACTTACGTTTTTGTAAGAGATGATGGACCGCAAGAACAAGAAATAATAAGTCAGATTAGATCACACGAAGAGGGCTTTGGAATGTGTGGAAGCAAGCTTGTTGGAAATCTTTATACACCTGAAAAAAAAGTAAAAATAGAAGATTATCATGATAAAGTATGTGCTTTAATCAATGATGAAATAATCTTTAATTTATGCAATTCGATAAAAAATACGTACCAAGTAAAGCCTTAATATTCTATGGATCTAATTTGGGTAATGAAACATTAATAGAAGAAAGAAGAATTATAGATGGCAAATTATCTGCTGGTAAACCAGTAGATCTTTCATCTTTTGAAAAGTATGCTGCTGAATTGCTTAAAAAGGAAGAAAATACCGTACTAGAAGGAGATATTCCTCAAAACCTCATAAAAATTAATGCAAAAGGAAATGGATGCACATTATGGTGGAAAACCTCAAAAGGACAAAGACAGATGTATTTTGATGTAGATATGGGCATTGAATCTGGAATGTATCCGGTACCTGACCTAATTTGGAAATACAACACCAAATTATTCATTTTAGAAATTGTGGCCGAATGCGGTGAAGAAAACTACTATTATGGACCTATCCCTAATAATTCTGATACATTTTGCTTTGGAAATGCAGAACCTAAGAAAAAACAAAACATTGCTGAGATCATAAAAGAAGTTGAATCATGCGTTTTTGAAAACTCAATATTCACTCATTTTACAAATAAGACTAAACTAAGCACATCAAAATATGGAAAACTCCTAGGTAAAAAAGAGTTTCCAATAGAATTATTGGTAAAAAGAAAATGGAAAATCTAAAAAAATATGTTTTAAGAGACATACACCAAACCAAGATACTTGTAGCTGGTTGCGGTGGCACCGGTTCAATGCTATTGCAGGAGTTGGCCAGAATCAACCATGCCCTTATAAAGCTAGGTAAAAAGGGTATAAAAGTAGCTGCGATGGATCCAGATGTAGTGACTGAAGCAAATTTTGGTAGGCAACTATTCAACGAACAAGATATTGGTAGAAACAAAGCCGAAGTAACGATAGAACGAATTAACCGATTTTATGGTTACAAATGGGAAAGTAGCCCAAACTTGTTTAGCGAGAAAAGCTATAGAGAATATCCAAACTTAATAATTACCTGTACAGATAGAATAAAGCCTAGAATATTTGCCGACAGTCTATTAGCAATGAATCCTCATTACATAGAACAAAATAGACTATTTGGGTGGCTTGATACCGGCAATGACAAAGAAACCGGCCAGGTACTATTAAAAGCTGAAAACACAAAGTCAATATTTGACTTTAACCCCGACTTAAAAACCAAAGTAGATAGAAAAAACAGAAATAGCTGCTCACTGGCAGAAGCATTAGAAAGGCAAGATTTAATGATTAATAAGTTTGTTGCATTAGTAGCCGGCAAATTAGTTTGGTCTCTATTCAACGATAATAAAACCGATTGGTACGGTGCATTTATCAATAGTAAAACATTAAAAATTCAAAAATTATGGTACTCCCAGAAATCGAAATAACAGTAAAGTGGAAAAACAAAACAGACGAAAAATACATAGTAAAATCTTCAGATGATACAGCCAAGGTAATACGGAATTATTTCAACTCAGATACAATGCTATGGCGTGAAGAGTTTCTAGTAATAGCATTAAACCGGGCAAATCGTGTAATTGCTATACACAAACATAGTAGCGGTGCTACAGATTATACGACTGCAGATATAAAAATGATTGCTCAAACAGCTTTGCTTTCGCATGCATCAAGCGTTATTGTAGCACACAATCATCCATCCGGTAACAAAAACCCTAGTGATACTGACAAAAAATTGTCAAGTAAAATAAAAGCTGCTCTTGCGTTACTAGATATAGAATTGCTTGATAGCTTAATAATTACTGAAGATAATTACTATAGTATGAGAGATGAAGGTGTATTATAAAAAAAAAGTATAGATTTGACGAGTTTTATGCCAAAAATTATGACAAAAAAGAAAACTAAGCTCTACAAAAACCCAACATTGATTTCTCTATTGATTCAAGGTTGTGAAGTAAAGTTTCCAAGCGGTTACTCGATAAGAATTAGCCGGGAACAAAAAAAAGCGTTTCACATTCATGGAACAACTAATTTATTTGACAACATAATGTATCGTATCGCTGACGTAAACAATAAGTTAGAGGTAAAACACGCTCTAGACATCATTCAAAAAAACAGAAAAGACTGGGAGCGCAAGGAAAGTAGAAACATAAAAAAAATCAAAACTGATGAATCGAGTAAGAATTAACGAAAATATTGAAGTTTTAATTGATAAACTAGACAAAGAGTATCAAGAACCAATAAGAGATTTGCTATACGTTGAAAGCATACTCCGACCTCATGGCAATATGATATCGGAATCAACTATTGAACAGCTAATATATGCCAGTAAAAGAAAAAAAGGCTTCAATATTGCAAGAGTAGAGCTAGTAAGCGGAATACAGTACAAAGAAGTTCAAGAAGTTAATTCTTTTCTTACAGGCCTTGAGCCAAACTATGACGATAAAGTAAAGCCGGAAGAGTTGAGCAACCTTGCAAAAGCTGTAAAAGACTATTTCAAAAAAATAAAGCGATACTCGCTTGAAGAATGGTACTCAGAAAAAGCCGATAAAACATCCACTATTGATATTGTAATAGGCCATAAGGAGTTAAACAGAAACGAAGAGATAGTACGGCTAAGAATGAAAGGCATAGAAAAACAGGTATGGAAAGAATCTACTATGACTAGAGGTGACGTAGAATATTCAATCTTTTATTTCATAATACCATTTAACCTAAAAGACGCATTTAAAGAAACTTTTAAGGCTATATCCATGGAAACCGGATGGGATGCAACCAATAAACTATGGTATGTTAATCCTACAATAATGGGCCACGAAGGGCAAGCAAAAGCTTTAGAAAATAAAGTAAAAGAGTTTGTAATGCAACACGACATAACCTTGCATTCAGACTTAATGTATCAATGGTACGGTGACAGAGAATCGGTTATTGCCTCACTACAAGCCGGTGAAGAGTTTCAAATTGAAAATATGAAGTTGGAGCCATATCCGTATCAAAAAGCCGGCATAAAGTATGGAACTACCAAAAAAAGGGTATTGTTTGCCGATGAAATGGGTTTGGGTAAAACAGTTCAAGCCATTGCTTGTGTGCTACATGAAAACGCTTTTCCTTGCATAGTTATATGTCCAAAATCAGTGGTTTATAACTGGAAGAAAGAATGGACAAAGTTTACACACATTACCGCTAGCGTATATGGTGAGTACTCCAACAAAGCTGATGTAATCATTTGCTCGTACAACAACGCCAAAAAGATGTTGAAAGCAAAACACATGTTTAAGTCAATAATAGTGGATGAAAGCCATTACATTAAAGACGAAAAAACTCAACGGTACAAAATAGTAAAAGAGCTATCTGAAAATAAAGAATACCGCTATTTGTTGACGGGAACGCCAGTGATAAACCAGCCAGCAGAATTAATACCTCAGCTATACGTTTTAGGGTACTTAAAAGCAGAAACAAAGCCAAAGTTCTTAAGTCGGTACGTTGGCCCTAAAAACACGGGTAAAAATCTGGATGAATTGCAGATGAAGTTAAGATCAACATGCATGGTTAGAAGAATGAAGATTGACGTTCAAAAAGAATTGCCTGAGAAAATACGGCAAATCATCAATATTGACATCGAAAATCGCGAGCTCTATAATATGGCCAATAAGCAGTTTGTAGACTATCTTAATGAAAAGCTTAAAATGACGGCCGAGCAAGCTAGAAAAATATTGAGAGCTGAATTTATTACAAAAATCAATCACTTAAAGAAGATTGCTGCTACAGGAAGAATAGAAGGTATGATTGAGTTTGTAAAAAACATGAACGAAAACGGGGAAAAGGTTATCATCTTTGCTCACCACCGAGCAATAATTGATGAACTGTCTAAAAAACTAGACTGTTCTCTAAAAATAACTGGTGAAACAGAAACTAAAATGCGGCAAACCATGATTGAGCGATTCCAACAGCAGCAAAATGAAATGAATATCATCTTATCAATTAGAGCTGCCTCAACTGGTATTGATGGACTTCAAGACGTATGTTCCAATGTTGTATTTGCAGAGCTAGACTGGACCGCTGCGCAACATGATCAAGCTGAGGACAGAGCGCATAGAAACGGCCAATTAAGCACGGTAAACGCGTATTACTTTATAGCTCCCGAAACTATTGATGAAAAGATATTTGAGTTGATAGAAAGCAAAAGAAACATGTCAAACGCTGCAACTGGTTCTGAAGATTACGCAAAACGAAACGTAAACATATTTGCTGAGTTAATGCATCAACAGTTTGGAGTAGATATATTCCTTAAAACTTCATCAGATATAACAGATGAAACCCCAATAGAAGAAGATTTTAAATTTGAATAACATGAATAACTTCACAAAACAAGTAGTTCTCGTAGATGAATCATCCGAAACTACAATCGAATGCTACATTGTAAAAGAAAACGAGGTTCCTGATTTTTTAGCCAAAATGGTAAGTCGAGCGCCTGTATTTGTCGGTGTAGAAACGCTTTTTCCAATGCAAAAAACAAACTTCTTTGGTTTATTTCCCGAAGAAATGCCATTTCAAGGCAAAGTAATAGATACTGAAGAACTGTTGTTTAACATGGGCGCTATTGGTGAAAACAACTTTTTCATTGTCGTTTATCGTATTGATTTTTACAATATCGAGGTTAAGATTAACGAAAACACTATTGACCGATATACGCTTAACATAAAGACAAATAAATGGGAAAAGGTATAAAAAAACCCCCAGGTTATTAGCCTAGGGGTAAAATCAAGATGAAAAAACTAGCTGCCTAACGCAACGGATAATTGCAAATGTAGATATAAATTTAAAAAATCAATGGATGCTAAGCAAATTTTATCTTCATATCCAATTGAGCAGGTAATTGGCCGATATCTAGATGTACGCAAAAAAGGATCTCAATACCAATCTATCTGTCCATTCCACTCTGATACTAAACCGTCATTGAAGATTAATTCAACCAAGCACATAGCCAAGTGCTTTGCATGCGGATGGGGTGGAGATACCATCAAGTTTGTGATGGACTATACAAACAGTTCTTTTGTTGATGCCTGCAGAGAAATAACCGGCAATAACATAAGCGGACCTAAATTTGAAAAAAAAGTAATCGAAAAAAAGACTCCTGACTGGATACAGTGTGTTCCACCATCTCCGGTAAAGTCAATTAATCATTACATGTATGGTAAACCATCAAAAGTTTGGGTGTATAAAACCAAAGAAGGAAAAAGCTACGGGTATATATGCCGGTTTGATACTCCAGAAGGAAAAGAAATAATGCCCTACGTATATGCAACCAATGGAAATAAACAAGAATGGCGTTTTATGGGGTTTTCTTTGCCTAGGCCGTTATATAACCTTGACTTAATAGAAAAGTACAAAGAAGCCAAAATTATCATTGTAGAAGGCGAAAAATGCGCTGATCACCTTCAGAAAATAATTGGTTCAGAAAAGTTAGTAGTAACAACATGGATCGGTGGCACCAATGCTGTGCATAATACTGACTGGTCGCCAATAAAAGATAGGTCAATTCTTCAGTGGCCGGATAACGATGTACAAGGGCTTAATGCAATGCTGCACATACAGCACATTATTGAGCGTAAAATAATGATTATACCGATTACTAAAAGCTTGCCCAAAGGCTGGGATTGTGCTGACAAAGAATGGACTAAAGATGAAGTGTATACCTTCATAAAAAAATGCCAGTTGCCACCTAAACCAAATTTTGGCCCAATGTGGCGTTTAATGCAGATACAGTCTACTATTGTTTATGAATTTGGTCCTACTAAGTCTGGATGGCGATTTGCTAAAATTGAACCGGTGATCAAAAAAAAAGCGGCCGTTAAGCCGCCTTTTCGACACTATCCACCAGTGTAAAGAGTAAAACAACCAAGCTTTACCATGTCTTCAAACTGGGACAGCTTCAAAGTTGCAACATTTTTATCTGATAACCTAACCATTTTAATTAAAACTTCTTTTTTGTTAGCAGATTCGTAAATATAAGTGATTTCGCGAATGATATTATCGTGCACATTAACCCAACGCTGATTCACCTGTATGGACGTATTCCCAATCATTTGCTACTATATCGTATTGTGTAGGTTGCCACACGCGGATTTTTCCATTTTCATTGATGAACAAGGTTACTTCTTTTGAGTATATCAGTGCTTTTTTGTTTTGACATATCTGAATGACTTCAGGAGCCAATAATATTTCTCTTAATCTGCCCGGAAAAACAAATTTATCGTTTTGAATCCAATCATGATTTGATCTGCGGATTACTTTGTTTTCTTCTAAAAGGTTAGTTGTTAATTCAGATAATTTCATAATATACTTGTATTTTTACAATACAAATATAAAATTAAGTAGTAAACTTCCACCAAGAATATACTTCAAAATTACGTTAGTTTTTTTAAGTTTATGATTTTCAGTGTTTAACTTTTGATTTACTTCTTTGCAGCGCGAAAAGTATTCAAAAGCTTCTTGTCTGGCTGTATCGCAAAAGTTTAATGAAAGCCTTAATGATGTAGACTCAAGCCGGCAGTTTAAGTATTGCTTTTCTAGGCTATCAGAATACATTTTTAAACCAGTGTATAGAGAATGAAGTCCGATAACATTGTTACCATCGTGAACCGAAAGCGCTATCGCTTTGGTATCTTTCCCTAATACTGTCAACTTCGGCAAAAATTTCTGCGAGTAACTTAACGCTGGAATCAGCAGGCAAATACTGAGAATTAATGAATATTTTTTTAGTCCTGTAAACAATAGAATCTTTTCCATAATCTGTAGTTAAATATAAGTTTTGAAATGAATCGGCCTGTTCTTTGTATTTCTGGGCCATTAGTAGAGCAATATGGTATTCTCCAAGGTTTATTTCGGTTTCTTCTTTAGGTGGATCATTAACCCAAAATAGAAGAAAAAGAACAATAGACGCAATAACAACAAAAATAATTAGTTTGTGTAGCTGGCTCATAGCTCATTGTAGATTTGTAAAAGAGAATCAGCAATGCTATCGGCAACAGCAGTCTTTTTTTGGTGGTAAACCTCAAAATCATTTTGGTTGGATATAAAACATACCTCAATCAAAAAGTTTGAACCTGACTCTCGCATTACCCCTAATGAACCACGGTGAGATTGCAATTCGGTAATTACACCCCTTGAACGCAAGCCGGTTGCTGCAGTAATACCTGTAAGTATTCTAAGGGCCCCAGTTCTTTCTTTGGTTGTGTGCCGGCCGGGTATCAAAACTTCAACACCGTTAGCCTTAGGGTTTTCACTAGCATTAAAATGAATATCACATACAATATCCTGTTCAGTGCTTTTTATCGAACTCAATACCTGAGAAAGCGACAGCCGATCATCGTCTGTTACCACCGGTACGTTTTTAAGTTTTAGTCGCTGGGCCACTAAATCGCGAAGTTCTTTAGTTAAGTCTGCTTCTTTGGTTTTTTTCACTCCAATAGCTCCGGGATCACCGTTTGAGTGACCTGCTATCAGGTAGATTTCTTTAATGCCATTAGCCATATATTAAATCCTTTGATATGTGTTTTAAAAATAGTTCGTAAAGAGTAGTAGTGGCCGAATAAGAAACAAACAGTTTTACTAGGTCTGAACCAATAAAAAAGTGCCAAATTAGAGCAATTACAGTTGCTAGGATTAAAACGGCAAAAGTCCTTGAATGCTTTTCCGGAAAACGAAAATACTCCAGCATAGATGCCAAAACATTTCTTAAAGCATAAGACAAAAGAACTACAACTAAACAGTAAGGAACATCAAGATACATCAATACCTGATTAAAAATTGTTTCTATTGAATCCATAATACATTAAATATTATTCGAAAGTATGCTATAAATACGAGAAGCACAAATTTTCAAATATTCAAAATCATCCGAATAAATATCGCATTCAGTATAAAAAGATACAGATAGCAAACCCTTGTCTAAATTATCAGACAGTGCAGTTTCAATGCAGCTAAATATGCCGCGAGTATGCATTTCTGTTGAAATAATGCTAGATGGATAACTATTGTAATTGTAAAATAACTGTTTTTCTTCAGTATTTTTAATATCAACCAAAAGAATCGAATAGTCATACATTGGCCGATTTTGCAAATGTTTTCTAGTTCTTTCCCTTCCTGGTGAAACAGCTTCACCAACGCAAGATGCAAACTTGTAAGAAAAGTTAGCACCGGAATAACTACCATTGTTGAATTGCCATAACAAAACTGAAGCAATCGGCCTGTCAGAAAAATAACCTACTATTTCATTGCATATCCTATCAATAGCAATTACTTGTTCGGACGTTTGGCAAATAGACTTCTCAGGCTTTACTATTGACTTTTGAATTTCACCAATAGCTTTTGATTGTTTTTTGTCTTTAAGACTACGAAATATTCTATCTAAAAAGTAGATAAATGCAGCAGCTCCGATAGCGAGTTTTTCTACTATTTCAAAAATTCCGGTTTCCATCAGTCATTAGGTTCTTTGTCTAGCATTTCCCAAACCTGAAAGGTTACAAACGGACTGGTTATTTTAGCAACGCATTTTTTAATTTCCTCAATTTGTTTTGCAGATAAATCTACTTCATCATTAGAACGAACCTTTGATATTAACTTTCCGCGATCATAAATTGTTTCCGGGCTAATTTCCTTATCCTTTGGAAGATGGTTTAAGCCGCGCATGATTATTGTTTTTAGGTCCAGCCTTACCTCTCGAACTTTGATTGGTTTATCATCGACCATATCATATACAGGTTCAACATATTGGACACCTTCAAAATCTAAGATTGGTTGTAGTAAATTGATCTTCATAATTGAGTAATTGTTATTGATGGATTATTGTTTTGAAGTTCCAAAATTAACAGGTTTTCGATTGATTTAATTACTGCTGTGTACAAATTAGCCTCAGACTTTAGGTATTGTAGGCTATTTGCATCAATGTCTTTGCTATAGCTAAACAGAATGTTTTTGCCAATAAACGCTTGAACATCCACTTTTAATTTCCCAAACGGTAAAAATATTGGAGTGATTCTCAAATGTGGATTTTTAACTTCCATATTTGGCAAATTGGGGTTTTTAATTGTTCCGGTTATTACTAGCATAGTTCAAAAATAATAAAATTGTATTTATTTCCATTGCCCAGATTCTTTTATGTAAGTTGTGCCTTGTTTCCATACACCACCTTGCTTTATCCAAACAATACCTTGTTTCCAAACTCCTGATACTTTAAGCCAAACTATTGAACTTACCCCTAATGGAAACTGAATATAGTTTAATAATTGAAAAAGAAATACTGTAGGTAAAGCTGTCACGTTTTTTCCTACGGTATTTTCGCTATTAACAAAGTTTAATACTGAATTAGCAGTACCCTTATCCCTTATAAGAATAGTTTCATTACTTCCAAAAGTTAGTTGATAACTCATTAAGCAACAGTTATTTTAGCGTACAAATCAACGGAGCCTGGTAATGAACCCGATGGCACAAACCTTCTTCTGCGACCAACTGTATCTGCACCTATACCGGAAACCCAAGCAGTTCCATTCCAATTTTCAAAAGTACCATTAGTAGTTCCACTACTTGCTTGTGTTAGTACAAGCGCATTTGTATCAGCTCTGTAAATATTGATTGTGTGGACTCCGGGAGTAGCTCCAAATAAAGTAGACTGTACCCAAGCAAATGTTCCATTTGAGGTATTAAAGTCTGCATAATTCCAACGGTATTGTGAAGGTAAAGCATCATCAGTTTCATATATCAATGCCAAACTCAATACACGAGCCGGTAACATCATTATTCCGGCTGTTCTAAATTGTAGGGCAAATTGAATTGTTGATGGTGTACCTAATCCTGATAAATCTCCATTTTCAGCTACATCAGTCCAAGAACCTGTATTATCATCTATTCCTGAAGTACGAGCTTGTAATTTGTACATATCGGGCGATACACCCATTGTATGATCACCTATGTTACCAACGCTTGTTGTGCATACTCGATATAATTTAGCCGGTGTTGCGCCCAAAGTTATTTTTGGTAAAATTATTCGGTTGTTAACATCAGCCTGAAAATCTAAATCGGCTGCTAAAGGGTATGCAGTAAAAGCATTTAAAGTTGTGGTTGTAGCCTGGGCATAAAGCCAAAATAACCAACCATCCTCAACCCATACAAAAGGAGTATTCGTTGCAACGTAGTGAACAAATACTGGGGAATCAGTGTCTCGAAGTGAAGACACCAATTGCGATGTACTTGAACCAGCCCGTCTATCTATTTGTTGACCACCGGTATAGTAGTCAGTAATGTACAAAGACGGTGCGTTAGATGCAGTACCCGTTATGACCAATTTATCTAAAGAACCTGCGATGTCTAAAGAGGTAAATGTTGTAGTGGCTAAGTTAGTGTTTGCACTTCCTGGGGGTACTTCAGACATTGAATCAGCCACAAAAGTTGTACTTCCATTTATTATACTTGACAATGGTATTCTTAATATACGCGATGCGGTAAACATATACAAAGAAGAAACTCCACTACCTGCTCCGTGTTGTAATGTTGCTACTCTTCCATTATTTGCTTGAGATATGTTACCAGTTACGGTTTGAGCACCCGTAATTACTATATCAGTACCGGTTAAAGTAAAACCACCGGCTGTTGGAGTTAATGCTGCGCGTATATTATATCGGTATAGTACTAACGAAGTTGCGGCCCCGTTTCCTGCATACACGTATTGTTGTGTCCAAGAATCTCTATCCCCTATTGCACAACCACCAATTACGGTATTAGTTATTGTTGCGGCATCACGTAACCAATAAGTTGCTTTGATTTTATCAACAGTTGTAGCTGCGGGAATAGCCGTAGCCGGGTTTGTAAAATCGGCATATTGAAGTCCTTTAGTGATAAATAAACCACCGTTAGTTGCTGTTGCATTGGTAGTTGCTTGTATAATCATTAAATCTTGTATAACGTACGGTGTACCGGCTGAAATTGTACCTGCTGACCCGGTTAACGTAATAGATGTGTCCGAGTTAATAGCTGATATTTGATACCAAGTGGTTATGTTATTTGGATTTGTTGAACCAAAGCCAATGCGTGAACCTACGGATAAACCCGTATTCCAACTTGTTCCTGAACCTGTTACGCCCGTTCCGCTAACGCTTACGGTACCTGTAGTGTAATTTTCAAGAATAGCACGAATACCTCTTACAGTATGGTTAGTAGCTGTTGGAAATGTACAAGTAATTGCACCTATAAAAGTATAGGTATTTGTTGAAGGTACCCAAGTCCATAATTGAACCCTTCTTGTTGCTGCTGCTGTAGCTCCGTCCGAGCCGAATACCCAAAACAAATCATCTGTAATTTTTATAGGGTGGATAAATAAAGACGGTATAGCCAAAGAACTTTCAGCTAAATTACCAACCCCTAACGGAGCAGGGCCTACAAATTTATCAATAGCACCTGAGCCTAAATTAAATTGTCCTGTATGCTTTCCTCGATTAATTTTTGTTGCATCATAGCTTCCACCAATTGCAACTTGCTCTAATGAGCCATTAAATACTTGTTCAAATGCTACTTTCATGTGTTATCTTTAATTTGTGAAGCCAAAAACATTACTGTATTATCTCTAGACTCCGTTTTTTCTTTACATAGTACAAATTCTGTTTCGTTAAACTCGCCTTGCTCGCAAGTTATATAATTTGGGTTTTCCTTGACCTCTTCATTTTTAATTATTTCAACATTCATTTTTATTAAACATACTGAATATATATATCACCATCTGAACCACCGGTTGGTGCCGCTGTTCCAGAAGTTATTTCTTTGTTAGCTCCGATTGTATTGTAGCTTATTGTTTTTGCTGCCGAACCGTCAAATGAAGTTCCCGAAACATCACCTAAGCCTGTATTATCAAATGAGATAGAATTAGTTGTTGTTCCCCCTCCGCCAGCAGCGTTTATTTTTTCCCAAGTTGTTCCGTTATAACCCCACCATCCAGTAGTATTGACAGTAGTGCCGTTTCCGTTATTGCAATAAACAGTTAAACCTCCTATTGGGTTGCTTATGGCTTCAATGCTTGTACCTGACATTCGACTCATTAAAAAGCCTCTATCGGTAGATTCTATGATAAATGCCGCACAATCTTCAGCATTTGTAGTAACAAAACTACCAATAGAAACTATGTTTTGAGTTCCACCGTATCCTTCAATAAGAGCTCCGGTAGTAGATTCTATGTTTAAAAATTTTTCGGTTGTTGCGCCTGCCTGTTGTTCAATCCATAAAGAACCCTTAATACTTACAATGTATTCATTCAGAATTAAGTCCGGAATGACTCGAACTACAGCAAAATTATTTGCAATAATATCTACAGAGTGTGCGTCCAGGGTTCCTAAAGTTACTGTTTGGCCTATAGTATTTCCATTGTTTAAAATTATACTATACGGGTCAGGTGAAAAACTTATATTTCCTGTAGTATCATCCGTAATAGTAATTCCTGCGCCCTGTAAGTTTAATAAAGTTTGATTTCCATTATTTGTACCATTTGTTTGCAAGGTTATAGAACTTCCACTACCTCCACCATTAATCTTAACCCAAGAACTTGTAGATCCATCATAACCCCACCAACCTGTACTATTTATGGTTGCACCATTTCCGAGAGTGACATATACAGTTAAACCGTCAGCCGGAAAAGATATAGATTCGGCATCCGTACCGTATAGTCGAGGAAATAGAAAGCCTCTTGTGGTTGAATTTGCCGCAAAAATAGCTGACGGTTCAACTCCGGCATAACCTACTTGAACGTGGCCATCATCATAAACCCTTAACGTTTCGGTGTTGCTATCGTTTTTAACAATTAATGCTGAAGTAGAATCTGTATTGCCAGAACCTCTTATTTCTAATTGAGCAGCGGGTATAACGGTATTACCAAGATTTATTCCTACATAACCACCTAATGGATTTATATTAAACGGCCTTGTAGTTCCTATACTTACATCATCGTATGATTGAATGTTGTTGGTATTTGATTGTACAGTTATATCTAAGCCTTTTACAGAAAAATTAGTTGCAGAACCTGCATTTTCTAAAATTAAAAAACCCCTACCGTCTACATCGGCTCTCATTACTAACGTATGCCAACCACCGTCTCTTGGATTTATAAATGCTCCCGCCTGGGCTCCTTCAATTACAAGTCCAAAAAAACCTGTATTTGCGTTAGTTATTTTTAAACCATCAATTAATTGAGTTGAAGTTGTGGGGTTTATTATTAACCTGTTTTGATTATTGACAATAAACTCAATAGTATGGTTAGATGTTGAACCAAATTTAGATGTGCCTGTTAATGTATTACCACCTATTAACCACGAACTTCCACCACCGCCAGCAGGAGTAGCCCACGTACCATCACCTCTTAAAAATGTAGTTGCTGAAGGTGTGCCAGTTATAGCTGACGAAAACAAGGGTATTCTATTCGTTGCTATAGCCTGAACCGATGCTGCACTTGCTGTAATATTGGCAAGAAACGAATTAGCTGCTACATTCTGTATTTTAGCATACGTTACTGCCGCATTAGTAATATCTGTAGTTATTGCTGTTGTTCCGCTTCCTGTTATGGCTCCGGATAAGGTTATAGTTTGATTACCCGTTATAAAAGCCGGTGCATTGATAATTTTACTCCAGTCTAATGAAGTTAACCATATTGGGTCTGCATAACTTCCTGTTGAAGTCAAATAATTGTACAACGAATGATCTCCCCAGCCATAAGCAGTATCCCAATTAGAACTATTGTTTGTAGTTCCATACCAACTTGAAGCTGTATATATTGGATCTGATTCTGAAGTTAAATAGCCTACTGATGCATGGTTTCCCCAAGAAAAAGCTGTATTCCAATTTGATATTTGGGTATTGGTTATAGCAAACGCGGGTGACGCGCTAAATATTGGATCAGATGCAATGTAGTTAAGCCAATCGGCTTCAGTTCCAACAAAACCATTATCAACAGCTATTTCATAAGCTGACTTGCCCGGAATACCTTTATAAACATTGGCATTAATGAGCTTTTCGGTTTTGGTTATGTTTACTTGAATTGTCATGTGTTTTTACTTCTTGGTATTATTTCCATGTAACCCCTTAAGGCTTCTGCTTTTATACTACTAAATTTAATGTATATGGTTATTAGGTATTTACCGGGTTTTGCATTTGCCAGTTTTTGAGTGCTTTGAAAACGGTTTGTAGGTGTTCCCGGAAGAGTTACAGTGTTATTTTGCTTGCTCATGTACAGAGAAGATTCAATAACGCCTTGCTCCCTAGAAAACACAAATTCAATATTTTCTACAGCAGCAACCGAAACCGGTAGGTTATTTTCAAAATAATCTATGACCAAAGGCTCCAGTGTTGTACCTTCTATTATTTTGTTTTCCAATATAAAATCAAAGTCTTTTGTCATTTTGCTTTTTTCGTTGATATGATGTGATTCCAGGAAACAATTTTTGCATTCTTGTACGGTTTAGAAAGTTTCTTTTCAAACTCGTTAAGCCGTATTCGATCAATAATTTTTATTTCGGCTGGAGAAGTAATAGCTATGTATTCGTTACCAAAGCGACAAACTTTAATAAAACCCAATATCATCTTTTCATAATAAAAGCTTACAAAAAAATGATTTACAAATACTTCTGGTTCTTTCATTTGTATCTTATTAAGGCTTTAAATACTGTTACGGGGTGGTACAAATTTACTAACAAATCTTCAGCTTCCGCAATAGCTATAGCTGTATGATTTTCAATATCCGAACTTAAACCGGTTCCGGTTTCTGTTACATTAATTGTGTGATTATGAGAGTAATATAAGTCAATGCTTCCAAAATTTTGTGGTATTGAATAGTCAAGGACTAAATCACCACTGGCAGTTCCAGTGTGCGTATGAGTAGCATCAATAATGATTGTGTCTACTAAAACAGTATGATTGTGTTCTGCATCTATTGATATATCGCTGTGATTGTTAATAGCGGATGCATCTAATACAACTGCATAAATATCAGTATCAGGCATAGGATAAGTAACTACATCAACTGAAGATCCACCATCATGTGGATTGACTTGAGTATAATTTGGATTAATTGCATGAGCGTGTGCCGGTGATTCGGTTAATGTTCCAGAGTGTTGATCTATTGGACTAGTTAATGGCGTTGATAAAGCCATTTGAACTGTTATGTTTGGGTTTAGCTCGTAATACCCATTGTCAATAGTATTCCAATCTGTTCCTGTTTGCGAATAGTTTAATGTTAATGGTATAACATCGTTTAAGATTAAATTACCAGTTAATTCTTGCGTAAAACTAAATACTTCTTCAGATACGGTAAATGAAAGATTTTCAAACCCAGTTATATCCGCTACGTGAGAACTAATTTCAACACTTACATTGTGGTTATGCGATACGTTTTGTTGGGCCGAACCTTGTTTTTGACCTACTAGCCAACCAGAACCGGAACCAACTGGTGATCGCTTTCTTAAATCCGGTATCATGTACAAATCTCCGTCTTGACCAAACGAGTAACCAATCATATCAAAAAGCTCAGGATATTCGATAGGATCCAAATAACGTCCATCGCATACCATGTTTTCATCATCATCTGCAACATCTTCAGAAGTAAACCAGATTTCACCAATTCTTCTTAATATGTTGTTAACGGTAGTACTGTAAGACCCTATGTTAAATTCAAATAGCTTAAGCCCATCAAATCGAGTGCTCAATACTTGACGTTCCCTTACTATCTTTGGTTCTAGCTTGATAGAGGTTAATTGGAAACCAAATTTGAATGTACTATTAATTATTTGCCCCATAAATTGCTACGTCTAAAAAATAGTCCAACATTTCATTTTCTTGTTCTTCAGTAAAGTATGCAAGCCCTCGCTCCCTAAAAAACATAAGGTGGCTAATAAGTATAAGGTGCTCCTCATAGTTATCATGGTTTGCCTGCATTTCATTAGCCGACTTAATGGTATTGTATAAACCAGAAAAGCCCAGCATTATTGATTGCCAGGCTGATGTTTTTTGTGCTTCTGTTCTTAAATAGGCCATTAGTATTCTCCTTTTGCTTCTGCAAGTATGTTAACTAGCGTTTTATAACTTTCACATGAACTGGTATATTGGTCTAAAAGCACCTCATTTTGACACACATCAAAAGCTACTCGAAACTTATTGAGGATGTTCATTAGTCTTTCTTTTTGAGAACCATATTCAAGCTTTTTGTACTTAATCAGGAGTTTTCCGTATTCTATCATACATGCCGGGCAAGCCAGCAATATTGTTTGAAACGGTTGAGGTAATGCATCAACGCCACCAATTCTTGGGTTGTACTTTAAAATGTAAATGCCATCAGGATATTTTTCCAATGAAGATACATCTGGATCCGGCCAATCTTCAATTAGTATTGACTTAGGCTGATCAAAAATGTTTGGTTTTAAATCTTCATTAAAGATTAATTGACCAAAAGGGCCTACTTCATGATGCTCTAACTCTATTTTATAGCCATCATAAAGAGTAATATCCGTTCCAACTGTTGCTGGTGGAATTGCCCAACCTTCCAAATCATTTATTGGGGTGGTATCCCGAAATTGCATTTCTTCAAGTGTCGGTTGAGCTATTGATAATTCTAATTTTCCTAATGCCATTTTTTTTCTTTCAAAATTAATTGTTTCTTATTTAAAATCCACCTCCAAAATCGCCTCCAAAATCTCCACCGAAGTCGCCTCCAAAATCACCAAAGCCAGATCCGCTACTTGATTGTCTCCTCATAGCGTTTATTTCATTACTTAGTTTATCTACATACAACGCGTTTCCTGGTAATGTTTTGACAAAAGCTCTTACGTTTTTGCTATCTCCTTTCTTATATTGGGTTTTGGAGTTTCTACCTGAGTTTTTTTGGTATAATTCTTCTTTTTGTGAGAGTATTTTCCATCCATTGTAATAAACATCGGCCATCCAACCGATTGCCGGCAATGAACGGGAAGCTGCTTGTATAATACTCTTTGGGCTTAAAAATAGATACTGAACCATAATTTTCTCAAATAAATTCCTGTATTTTTCTTCATCATCATCCCCAGAATCTACCGGTTGTGCAAGTATGTAAACCATCAATGAGGTCATGGCAATACCATTTGTAGCCTGTATTATGTATTTGTTCTTCTCTTGTTGTGACATATTATCAGGCATAGTACCATTTATCATTTTGGCCAAAGCTCTGTATCTACCCATGTAAGTTACACCGTTTGTTTTATACTCTCCACCAAAACGCGCCCATATTAAATCTGGTGCCCACGACTTGTACTGCATAAATGCTGAAATAGTGCCATTTGACAAATAAATACGTTCCGTTGAATTTCTAAATTTACCTAATTCATTTTCAGTCCGATCTAATGCACGCCTTACATTTGTAAGGGTTTGTTTATCTAAACCTTTCAGTATATCGCGTTTTTCACGTTGCCCGGTAAGAAAACTTAGCCATTCGCCAGTTTTATTGGTTTGAGTGATATTTTGTATGTTCTTGAGATCTTTTAGTGTTAATTGATCGGCCAAAAATACCAACCTGGGTATATTGCCAGATAGCCAGTAGTTTAATAACATAGCCCCTTTTACAAGCCCTAATGGTGATTTTTTTCTTGTAGAGTAATCTCTATGATTAAACAACCCAAAAGCCAATGCTATATCGCGTATTTCATGAAAATTATAGACAAGCTTCATTACAGCGAATGGATAATTTACAAATGATGCGTTCCCAATGTATTTGGCCCAAGCAAGTTTATCTTCTTTTGTAATGCCGTCCATTGCCGTAGCAGCACTTAATGATGTTGCTGCAAAGTCAAACATAGCATTTGGTATCTTAAATGCAAGTTGTGCATATCTGGCCATTGAAGAAGCAAAACGAGCTACTTGATGTATAAACTCGTGTTTATCTTCTTTGTATTTCTGTTTTAGCAATCTAACGCGTTCATCCCAATCAATATAGTTTCGGATTTCATTCAGGTTTAAGTTTGCTGCAAGTATGTCCAATATTGAATACGCACCCCTTGATTCAACTAGTGCTTTTGCTTTATAAACCTCACCGGAATAATTCATCAGATTTGAAAACATGTTTCCATTAGCTACGTTTTCTTTAGTTCGAACCATGCCCGGCAACGTCATTGTGTGTTGTTGCTGTTTGCTTTGGTTTTGTGCATTTTTACCTTTATCCGCTTTAATAGCAGCATCGTATAGGTTTTTAATTGCTTTTTCTGTTGAATACTTGGCCTGTGGCAATACTGCATTTGGGTTTCGTTGGAAAGCAATCCTTCTTAATTCACCTTCTTTTCTTTCCAAATCCTCCATTTCTTTCATTATCTCACGTACTGTACTGTTTTTAAATACGCGAACTAAAGAACCGTTTGCATCCCGAAACTCGTATGAATCTAACTTAACATTCTGTAATTCAGAACTGTTATTTCTGAAATTATGCCAGTAAGAAGCCAATGCAGCAAATGCTTTTGGTTTGTTTTTATACCGTTCAAATACTTTGCTTGGGTAGTATGGTAAGAAGAATTGTCTATCGTTTGCCGGAGTTTCAAATATAGCTGCACCTTCAGATGATAAACCACCATGGTTGACACCCTTGTTATTGTATATGTATCTTGCGTTTTTTTGATAAAAACCATTTACTAACTGCAATAACTCATATTCTGCCTGAGTAATGTTTCCATTTGCTAAGTCAACTGAAGCTTCGCTAAGAGATTTAAGCCGTGTAGTTTGAACCGAACCATAATAAGGCACCGTTAATCTTTGAAAAGCTTTCTCTAATGGATTATCGCTCAAATAGTATTTGTTCAAGGTCGCTCTTGCTTTAGCAAAACGAACATTTCTTGACTTAACAGCTTCTATGGCTGCTTTTCTCAATTTGGTTTGAAAATCTTGTGCTTCATTCTGATTTTCTTCGATTGAGTGAGCAATGGTATCTGTTATTTCGGACGTGTTAACTCCAAGGTTTAAGGTTTGAAGTGAATTGGTAATGGAAGGAATCCACTGAGCGATGTCTGTAACATTAGATGCTTTTGATATAGCTATTGACTCTTTTAAGGTATTTCCCTCTCGCTGCATCAGTATTACATCGGTAATGCCATTTAAGATTGATTTTATCCCGGAAACATCAGCATCATCACTCATTCTTTCTAAATGCTTAATGTCACCCAGCAATTCAATCATGTCCTTTTCAGTCATGTTTTCAATACTTCCGCTTTTTAGCAATGCTTTTACGTTATTATACGATTGCTCATAAAGCGATACCTGAGCTTCTAGGTCCACATTGCCAAGACTAACCATTGTATTCTTTTTAAAACCCTGGCGAAGTGCTTCTCTATCTTCATCGGTAATATCGCGTAATGCAGATAAGGCTTTATCAATGTAATAATTGCCATATATGTTCTGAGGATTTTTCATAAAGTCCTCATTACTTATTGGCATTGCTTCAAAAGCGCCCATGCGATCTGCAACCTTGTCAATAACATAAGCTCTTACAATACTTCTTGCTTCATCCATTGTCATTTCAATAGCTTCGGCCCCACCAACTACACCATTGGCTTCAGCAACAATAATTTCAAGTTTTTTTACCGGATAGCCCTGACCTTCTAAAAACACACCTTGTATTGCAGCCTTCATCATAAGTTTTTGTTTATGAGCAGCTTTTGCGTTTAAAATAGGACTTTGAGTATCATAAACTGAATAATCGCTTTCTTTAAATGAAGCCCCAATACTGGTTACTTTTACATCCCCTTGATTATTGAAAGAAACAATGTTGTTGTTTCCAGAAACCATCATGCCGGTTGAGAAGTAAGATCCTTGAGATAAATCTTCATCAATAGTCCAACCGTTCATTTTTGAATCAAACAGACGCATAATATCATCTGGTATGTTGTTTACAACATTTGAATTAAAGCCGGCCATCATTCTTTTTGCTTCAGTTCTATTGTGGTTTGAGTTTCTTCCAAGAACATTATCCATTACAAACTGATGCAAAAAATCGGATGCAGTATCTAAATCTTCAGCCATTTTGATGATTCTGCCTATGCTAATACCCATATCGTTAGCAATGGTTTCCATTGTGTTTTGGTTAACACCGTAGTTATCGTTAACAAGTTGATTGCTATTTACAAATGTCCTCCCGTTGTACTCGTATATATTTGATGTAACATGCTGAGGCATTGCTTTTTCATATGTCATTATATCTTCGTACGTTGTCAATATGTTTTCAAGGACTTGACGTACTGAATCGGTGTTTTTACCAATTCCCATTTTTGCAAGATATTTTGATATCGTATCGAGTATTTTACCAAATAAAGTTTTGTTTTCACCTTTATATTGTTCAAGAGTACCCTGACCAACCCTAATGTTGTTCAATAAAGCTTGCATCTGGCCAGTTTTATCAGAAAACATTTCTGATATAATTTCTTCCATTTGACCAAATTCATCAAGGTTTGGATCGGCAAATATGTCATTAAGGGTTTGCACGGCCATTGGGTTAGTAGTGTTTAATCGGTAATTTGAGTTAAACACTACGTTTCTTAACTCTACCATGTCGTTTCTTAAATCAACATTGTTAGGGTCATTAATAGCTGCATTAGTAAATGCGTGAAACGCTTCGTGAATAATAAGCTCAGGAGCGTCTAATGAACTTCTATCTCCATTGAATACAATCTGTCTTTGGCTTGGTATGTAAATGGCTCTTGCGGTACCGGTTGTTCCAAATATGCTTTGTTCCAATGCTTCAAATTCTTGATTGTCAACAACAGATACCGGTATTCCACCCACTTGTTCTTTTAAAAACTTAGCTACGCTACCTAATAATGGATTTCCATTAAGCTGAGCCTGAAACAAGTCAATCATATCGTTGACGTTAGAAAACATTTTAGGTCCGGAACCGGCTGAAGTGCTTTGTGCAATTCTTCTTCCTTTGTTTCCTTTGCTTTTCACCTCCAAATACTCAAACAATGATTTGCTTCTAGTGGTAGAAACGTTTCCTTTTAATGTTTCTACAATGTTTCTGGCTATGTCAAATGCAGATAATGTTTGAGATTCGGCATTACGTTGCCATACTCGATTAGTTGCACGTCTTGCCTTTTCTCTTGTGTTTTGAGAGTCAATAGGAGCATTGGTTATTTCGGTAAATTCAGCATTGTCAATAACAAAGTTGTTGTTTACAAACAGTTTATCATTTGCCTGTTTTACACTTCTTATTGCTCTGATTGTTTGAAGCAATAGCTGAGCCTTAGTATCTTTAAACACATCGCCTTTGTTATCGTATATTCCTTTTACAACGGCTTGCTCAAACTCTGAAATCATCATATCAAAAAACTCGGGGTGGTTATAACCGCGTATTTTCTTGAATTTTTCCGATTTGAGAGTTTCAAACTTTTTCTGAATATCAGCTAGAAAACCAACAGTATCAATACTTCCAGAAGATGAACCGTATATTATCTCGCTTATTTTCTTAATCGCGCTATCGTAATCTAAATTATGAACACCTTCTTGGGTTAGTAATTGCAATACGCCATCAACACTGCTTTCAAGGCGACCATTGGTAAACATTGACCGTTCTACTTCACCATTAGAACTGTATCTACCAATGGCAATGTATTTGTAGTTTGGTACTTTTTGAAAACGACCAAAGAAATTCTTTGTTTCTGTATACCCGGCTTGAACTCGTTTATAAAGCACTATTTGTCCGTTATCTAACTTAGTATGGAAAAACTCGTGTCTTTTGGCAATACTTTGTGCTTTAGGATCATCGCTTTTCATTTGAGAAATCATAGCTTGATCATAAAATTGAGTAAGTGTAGGATTATTAAGTATTGTTTTTATTGAGTTTTTGGCAAAGCTTATCATGTCATAGCCCAGAAAGTTTTCGTTAATCAAACTCCTAATATTAGCATGATTTTCTTCATTATCAGCTTTGAGAATACCTAGTAATTTTTCTACCTGAGGGTATGTATTGTTATTTGAAAAATAAAGTAACCAGGCGTTCGGATTGGATATAATATCTTCCGAAAGAAACCCTTCATCGATTTGATTTGATTCCAATTCATACCGTATAGCATCTGCAATAGTTCCAATTGCTTCACCATTTGCATTGTACCGTATGTTATTCAATCCATCAAACAAAGTAGATATTCCATTGGCTATATCCTTTAATTGCTCTTGGCTAAAAGTCACACGTCCATTTTGGCTTAAAGTTATTTCTTCGTTTTGAGGCGTATTGTATCTTGGAGATAACCTTTGGTTTTCGTTTTTGTCAAAATACATCATTGCTGCCCAATTCCACATGGTTTCTGTGCTTTCGTTCTCAATACCTTCTAAGCTAGATTGCCTGATGGTTCCAAAAATATCACTGGCCAACGATATTAAAGCCTCTCTGTATTCGGGTACAGATGTGGTACCAGCAGTAAATATGCGTTCAGAATCTTTTACATCAGATGCTTGTGTGTTTTTCTCACTTCCGTAAATATACCCTGTTTTTTTATTGACAAAACGCTTTCTTGTTTCATCAAACATTATGTTTTCGGACAATATCTGATTGCCAAGTATAACGTCTAAAAACGCTCTTAGTGGATCTGTTTTAAGCACATCATTAAAAATGATAGCATCTGTCAACTTGTTTATTGGAACAAGATTAGCCTGCTTAAATATTCCATCTTCAAGGACATAATGTTTGTCAATGTATACTGCAGAACCGTCTGATTCTACTCGTATTGGTAGTATGTTTTTGTCCTCAAATGTTTGAATTTCAAGGTTATTCAAAAATAAGTTACCGGAAAAGTATTGTTTATTTTCAAACAAAACCTTCAGTATTTTAGACATTGCATAGCTGAAGTCTTTTTTCTGATTTTCAGAAAGCATTACTTTTTGGCTTAATACCTCTTGTAATATTTGTCTGTTGTATCCTTCTTGAAACTTACCAACTAACTTGTGAAACATTTTGCCGGCTCTTGGAAACAACCTTGACATAAAATCAAAAACCATTTTGTTGTTTTTGGAATCGTAAGCAGTATTTGAATCTGCTATTGAAGCCATCATCATAAAATAACCTTCAGCTTTAGCAAACATTTCCTGGTTTTCAAAAACGTGCATGTTACCGGTTAGCAACATGTTAGTATGTATCTTAGCTAGATTATTGAGCATATCACTAATAGCGCTTTCGCTAAAGCCAGCTTCAATATATTTGCCTTTTTCTTTTTCGTATAATGGACCTGATTTGTCGTTCAGTTGCTTTAAAAATTCGTATGAATTTACAAGCCTTTGGTAATTGTCTGCATCATTTCGAACATTAAATACCATTGGACTTGAATACCGGCCATTGTTTTGCAGCATTTCCGAAATTACAAGGTTTGCATTTTTACCAGTCCTTTGAGCATTTTCTATTTTTTTCAATGTCGCCTTAACCTCTTCATCGGTAGCTAATGCCTGATATTTTTCCATTTCATGGATAAATGTCCTTGCTTCTTCTATTGTCGTAGGAACTTCTGAAAACTTCTTAGAATTTAAACTGTACGGACTTACCGCAGCTTGTATATCAAGTAAAGATTCCAGTGCTTTTATGGCTTCAATTTGCGCCAACGCATAGTCACCTATAAGTTGATTTTCAGTATTGTATTCAGTATCTTGTATATGCTTTCCATTGTACTCATTTTTTAATGCGTTTAGGTTCACATCAAGGGTATTGATGTTGTTTTGCATATCGTTAGGTACCAGTTCGGCCAGATTTTTCTTTAGTTTATCAATTAACTCGTAATCTCTCTGGGAGTATTGATCCTGAATCATTGGATTGTACTCAGTCAGTTCAAAATACTTTTTAACAATAGGCTGATTAACAAGTCTTAAAGCCATTCTTATGCCTTGGCCCGGAACTTTCTCGTTGAGCCCTAATCTTGTTGCAAGGTGTATAAACACCTGCATATTCTGATTATTTAGTCCAACCTTATTCAAATAACCTTTTTTAACAGCATCCACATAAACCTGCAGTATTTGAGAAGTCGCGTTTTGCGTATTAAGCATTGATTCTTCCTCAACCAATGATTCAAGTTCTTGCAATAGCTTATTTCTTTCATTACTTACAAGATTTTCTTGTAAATCAGGGGTGAGATTTGCATAATCTGGATTGTTGGCAATAGCTTTTTGAACTGCTTGACTTTCAATATCCCTTATATTAATCGGTTTTTGATTTAACGTAGGAACAGTTTCCATAACAGCCGGATCAAATACCTCATTGTTGAAATTAAACAAATACGGCTTTGATCGTGAAGATCTCATTGCTACACGCAATCCGTAATCCATTCCAAGCTGAATAAATTGAGATATAGAACGGATATATGATGCTGCAGTGCCAATACCACCAGCAGAAAAATTCTTTTCTGTAACGCGTTGTAATTGGCCCTCATTTGAAGACGTGTTTTTGGTTTTAGTTTTATAACCTTCAGATTCCACAACTGACAGAAACACATTAACGTCATTTGACTGAACAGCCATTTGCTGAGCAAAAGCTACATCGTTAAACAACTTTCCGTTGTATTCCAGTTCTTTAGCAGCAAGGTAATCTTCATACAACATAGATACGTAGTCAAACGAAGGACCATTCCAATCATCTTCTTGAGATTTTGTAGTGTATTCGCTTAATAATGAGTCAAATGTTGTGTTTTCATCTATGTTAATTCCAAACTCTTTTAAAGGCGAAACTATATTTTCCGGATTTGGATGCATTGGAAAGATAAATAGTCTATCTCCGTCATTATCTGAGTTGGACAAGGCGTAAAATTCTGCCGGTGGAATAACATTGGAACCGTTATCATCCAAACTTTCGTCAAAAATTACTTTTGCTCGTAGCTGAGTAGCGGAGTTGTTATATGGTATTTTCACACCAGTTACCCAATAGTTACCATCATTATCTGCATAATCGCTAAGCAATTCTTTCATTTTTGCCGGCAATACAACTTCTGAAAAACCTGGGCGATCTTCTAATCTGTACTTTGGTTGTTCTTTGCCAAGCAATGGTGAGGTCAATGCCATATAAAACGATTCCATTCTATTTGACATACCTTCCCTAAAAGTTGATGCGTGAACTTGATACAATAATCCATCATCGTACTCAAATACATAACCTGTTTCTATCCTGCTGATAATTTGGTTGTATTTTTCCCTTACAGATAGTGGTTCTCTTTTAGATTTTCTTTTTAAGTAGCTAATAAGTTCATCTTTGGCTTCTTGTTTGTTTTCTTCAGTACTGAACCTGTAATTATTCATTAACTTGTTAAACCTTGCGCTTCGTTGCGCAGAGTTAAATACTCCACTTTTTATTCTGTTCGCTATAAAGTTTTGAATCTTGTTTACGTACTCAATACCCTGTTCGCTGCTACCGGCATACAATGGCGTTTGTCTGTTTTTTTGGTCAGAATCCTTCGACCACATTCCTTTTTGGTTTTCAGAAACCGAAAGTTGAACATAAATATCCCCAAAATTGGCTGTATGCACAATAGGGGCTTCTTCAAGAGTTACACCGCTTTCGTTCCATCCGGCTTTGGTTCTTTTTTCAGCACCTATTTTTTCTGCTGAATGGTCAAGTACCGCATCCAAGTTGTTTTCCTTCATCATGTTATATATTGACATTAAAGCCGGATTTGATTCTGCCAGCTTCTTTGTCAATACTATCTGCATACCTTTATGAGAAGTAGCTACGTTTTGGTCATTTACCGAGTGCATAGCATACTTAAATGTTCCTCTGTATCCATGATGCGGACCAACACCTGCAGTAATTACGTTTCCAGCACCTTCAGACAAAAACATAACACCATCATTTGGTACCCAAGGCACCTGATTTCCGTTTACATCAAGCATTATTTTGTCGCTTCCATTGTACAGATTTTTATCCAAAATCATGTATCGCATTGGTAAATCTACGTTTACACCTATACCTGGAGCTGTTATCATTTTTGAACGAACAAAAACATTATCCGGGTCAAGGTTCATGTAGCTTTCTAAATCACCGCGGACATACTGATTTGCATAAAATCGATTAAACTCTTCGTTTGCAACAAATTCTTTGAAGAAGTTTTTAAAGTTTCCTTTCTTTTTCTTAGACCATTCGACAATTTGATCATTGTCAATTAAATTCTTCGCGAAATCGGACATTCCTTTAGTAACCTCCATATCTCGGTTGTTTTTAATAAAGGCAATCTTCTTCTCAAAGTTTTCTTTACCTGTCTTGTAGTCATTAGCATAGTAAAGTTCTTTTGTTGCTTCAAGTATTGCTTTATAAGCCCTTTCTGTTTTGGCTATTGAATCTCCGGCTTTAGGATCATAGTACATTTTACTTTTAGCCTTAATGTAGTCGTTAAATGACTTAAAAGCTTCATTTTCAAGTGCTGTTGGATTATATGTTACTTTTCCGGTACCATCAATCTTGTAGAATGACGGTATATGCTGTTCCATTTGTTTAATGGTAATTCCCGGAAACATTTCTTTTGCTTTCATAACCGCAGTTTGAACGGCATCAAGAAGCAAAGAGCCATCTTCAATCAAACTTCCTGGATATTTTACATCACCGGCAAATACAAACTTGTTTTCACCATTTAACTGTATACGTGCACCATTAATCATGTGTATTCTTGGAGAATCACTTACTTGATCAATTACACCATACCCGTACTTGCCAAAGTTTTTGGTTTGGTAAAACATAGCAATCTTAGCTAAATGTACCATTTCCCTTGACATTTTTTCAGCTTTTAAAGCAATAGTTTTTCCCTTTTCAATAGAAAACTCGCCTAACATGGTTACAGATAAGTTTTTGGCTATTGACTTAATTGCTACAAGCGGGTTTTTGCTTAGTCGAGCCTTTCGATCTGAACCTTCGGAACCAAAATTTCTGTTTTTTGAATTGGTTACGACATTTACAGAATCGTCCATATCGTTTTTCTGAGCATCTTCAGTAGGTTTTTTCTTGTTGTTTAGTGCCTCTGCTTTTGCTTCAGAAATAGAACTTGACATTCTATTGGGCCTTTTTACAGCGCTTTGATTTTGGCTTAACCGATTTGACCAATACTGGCTTTGAGATATTTTGCCAAATATTTTTTCAGAGTTAGCTATTTGCTCAAAAGCCATTTGCTCAATCATTGGATTACTTTCCAGATTTGCAGCTTGTGGTGAACTGAGCATTAAAATGTATCTTCCAACCTCTTCTACTTGTGTTGGAGATTTTACTGTTGTGTTTCTTATGGCATCAAGTTTCCTTGTTAAAATATCTTTAATGTATGGATACTCGTTACCCATTGCCAATAAAACTTCGTCACCAGCAAATAATACAGATTCGGGATTGTCTATATTCATTCTTACTTTTGCAATAGCTTGTATAAAGCGAGAACGTCTTTGGCCACCTTCTAAATCAGAAACGGCATATATAGACTGAACAAAATTCCGTACTTCAGATCGTATTTGAGAAATTACGTCTTTTTTAATTTTGTCTCGGTTGGCAACATATACAGATACCTTGCCTTTTGCAGACAAATAAGTGGCATAAACATCACTTATCTGAGAATTAAAAATACTTGACAATGAACGCTCTATAAAGGTCATAGTCATTGGATTTTGTTTCAACTCATTGATACCATCGGTTTGTTCATACATTTTGTTTTGCAAATCGTACAAAACCTGGCCGATAGACTCCATAAGCAATCTTCCCTGAGTATCATTTATAGGATGGTTTTCGCTAGCTAATCTTGCTTGAATATAATTCAACACGTCCGTTATCGTTCTCGATTGTCCGTTGACTCCCTTAAACAATGGCATCAAAAACGATAACGAATAGTCCGGGTTAATGCTTACGTTTACATTAGCGTTCTTGGCTTTTTGAAGAAAAACAGCATGAGCAAGTTTTGCAATAGCTTCTGCGGACTTGACAGCTTTACTGTTCATTTCCTTGTCAATAACTTCCTGCAAAATGCTTTCTCCTGACTCTAGTATTTCTGCGGTATGCTCGAGAACCTCTGCATCTTCTACCGATTCTTCTATTGCTGCATAATTAGGAAAGCCATAACTTTTACCCAATTCAGAAATAGCGTGTTTTATAAGGGCGTGAAAATTAGCCCCTTTTTCGCCAAACACTTTGGCGGTATCGTCAATCGATTCAAGTAGTATTTCTGCCACGTTGGGATCAAACACACTCAATACTCGATTCATTTCAGTTAATGCTTCTACGTTTTCATCGTTTTCGTCAAACAGTAGATATCCTTCTTCATTTCTTTCGTATGTGGTCAAGTCCAGATCAAACTTGTTCATCATTAATGATTTAAACTGTTCATAAATCATCTCTTGAACCCGTTTGTATGATTCTTCAACAAATTTGCCATCAACCATTGCTTGTTTGTGAAAACCCATAACGCCACTAAACACCTTTCCTGTTATGTTTTTGATGTTCATGAGCATTATTTCTTTTTTGCTCAGGCTTCCTATACCATTAGCCTTGGTTTTGGCAGTTTCAGCTTCGACTGCAGCTTCATGAGTGTCAGACTGTACTACACTTTCTTGTGTTGCTTCTTGAAACACTTCTTGCAACTGATTAGCTTGTCTTATGGTTTCTCTTGCGCTTTCAGCTTGCTCAATAAGGTCATTTACTTCTTTTTTGCGTTGTTCTTCGGCTTTTGCTTCCTCTTCTTGGTTTTTTCTTCCGCGAGCTTGTCTAGCTTTTCCCTTTTTATCTAGAAAGGCATTTTTTAAAGCCGTGCTTACTCGTTTTGCTGTTTTCATATCCAACTCGCCAGAAGCAATTTTTTTTCTTACATATTCGGCTATATCGCTTTCTTGCACATTTTCACCTAAAGTTTTTTTGGCTTCAGCAACATATTCACTATCGCTTTTTTTAGCTGTTTTTTTGGTTTTACCGGTAAATTGCTTGTCTAGCTTTTGACCAGTAATTTCTGAAGCTATTTCAAAATCAGATTTTTTTGATTGCGCTTCAGGTACAGAAGTACGTTTAACTTCTTTTTTAGTTTTTTGGTCTATTTCAACAACTTGTTTTGTTCCATCTTCCTGAGTTTCAACCTTTATAGTATTTCCGTTTGTTTTGCTATAAAAGTTTGATGTTTTAGTTGCTGCAGGACTGGCGGCAAATTGTTTTCCTTGAGGCTGCTGAGGAGCATTTTCTTTAGCAGTTTGAGCAGGGGCCACATCATAATTATTCAAACTCTGTTCAAGTTTTGAAAATTCTTTACCCGACATGTTATCGCCAAATTGGTCAATTAGCCTTTGCCTTACCTGTTCTTTGGTTAATCCTTCGGTTTTGTAAGATGCTAATAGTTCCTGAAATTCAGGCATTTTTGTAGCTTCTTCAGCTTTTGTTATTGGTTTGGCTTGGTTTTTTTCTTGAATAGTTTTTTCAACCTCAGATGAAGGTTTTACTGTTCCAGTAGTAGTAGATTTACCCCTAGCGGCTAAACCATCACCCACTTTTGCTTCTTGTGCAGATTGCAAGCTTTTTAAACCAACGGCTACCTGATTTAAGTTATCAAGTTGATTCTTTACTTCAGCAACCTTTTCTTCTTGCGCGGCTACGCCACGTTCATTTTTTTCCTGCTTTAACTGTTTCAGTAAGTTTTCTTCTTTTTGTAACTGTTCTTCGGTTTGAGCGATAGAACTATTTACATTAGTAATAGAAGATGAAAGAAGTCCGTTTTTTTTTGCTTCCTCAGATACGTTATTGGTGGTTGATTCAAGATAGTTTAAAGCTGCTTGCTCTTCTTTTGTTGCACCCTTTTGGTTACTTTCGGCTTTTATTTTTTCAACTTGTTTTTTATTGTTTTCAATAAAACTTTTGTTTTTAGCTTCTATTTTGTCACTTATCTCTTTTTCAACACTGTTGACAACGGCTTGTTGAAAAAGCTCATTTTTTTGCGCCTCAATGCTATTTATCTCAAACTGTAAGCGATTTTTCTCTCCAAGTGATATAGATGGATTGCTCATGTTTTTTTTGAGCTCTTCTTGCTGATTTAATAGGTTATCGTATTTTACAATATCTTCCGGCAAAGCGTTTCTAGCCATAGCCATAGATAAATTTGAATAGCGCTGTAGTTTATCCATATACGGTTTAACTTCTTCTTCGCTATATACACCCGTATCAACTAAGGTTTTAAACCCTCTTACAGCCTTATCATAACCAGATTTTGACATTTCAGCAAGTTCTATATCTATGGACTTTCCACGATTAGCCATAGTCATAGCTCCGGTAGTAAGCAATACAGAACCTAACATTACACCTACTTCATGCATTGTAGGTAATATATCCTTGTAAATTTCTTGCTGAGCAAGAATATTAACCATGTGTTTGTTGTATGATTCGCCACCCATAGCAACAACTTCTTCTAAAGTTTCGCTGGCCCATGAGTTAAATACACGTTTGCCAAGTTCTTGAGCCATACCGTATTTTCCTTTTGACATAGCATCCAATACATTTGACTCTTGCAAAAATTGACCAAAACCAGTTTTTGCAATCCATTGGTTTACTCCACTACCTTTAAAAATTACACTGGCCTCGTCAAATATACCTTCAGAAATTACGTTAACTACCGCATCAGCAGTAGCTTTTTTGCTTGCAATGTTATATGATTCTTCAGGTGATTTACCGGCTAAGATTAAATTGGAAAACTCTTGATCAAATGAATTTGTATACACACCGGCAAGGGATCCATAAGTTGCTGGCGATAATAGCGTGTTTGTTAAATAGTTAACACCGGCTTTTGCTATTTTTCCTCCAATATTGGTTGCAAACCTAGCAGTTAGCATTTTTGCTGTTGCAGCTCTTGCCCCACCACCAATACCTCCTAATATTAAATATGGAGCAGTCGCACCTGCTGCGGAAGCAATATTAACCATCCATTTGCCTCCACCCCATTCTTTTTCGGTGATTTGTTCATTTATGCCAATTTCTCTTTTTATAAAATCCCCTACAGATGTTTTTCCTGTAAAAAACTCACCCATGTCAACTATGGTTCCGGCAAACGACAAACCAAAACTTTTGCCTAAATCTGGTATAACTAATTCTTGTACACCACCTGTAGTTACTATTGTTTTAGCTCTATCCATTAACCTAAGTGCAATTTCCTTATTGCTTTTTAAGGTTTCGGGACTTTCATTTAACACCTCTTTTATGGTTTGATAAGATTCAATAGCAGTTTTACTTGCATCTTCCAGTTTTTTTACCTCTTCCGATACGTTACCAAATTTTCGTAACTGATCTTCTTTTTGCTTAATAAGTATTGGTAGTTGCTCGTTTAAATATTTTTCTAGCTTAGGTTTTTTCTCGGCTGGATAATTTGGATCTTGAAGTAGCGATTCAGCTTTTTGTTGTTCTTGAAGCAAGTAATTGTATTGAGAATTGGCCTCAGTAACTTCTATTGCTTTATCTGGTCCACCTATTTTGCGAATAGCATTGTTTGCAATAGATTGTCTATATTTCATATCCACATCTATCAAAGAACGCATTAAATCAAACTTTTGCTTTTCAACAAATGCCGGATCTCTTCTTATAGCATCTTCATAAGCAGATTTTATAGATTTTGCTTTATCGTATTTTTGTCTAGCTGTTACTATTTGTTCGTCTTGCAATCTAAAGTCTTCAGTAGTTTCACCGCTTGCGGCTAATGATGCATTAAACCCAGATTGTGCTTTTTTCATGCTTTCATTAAGCTCGTATTTAGCAGCATCTTCTTCTGCCTGTAATTGGACTAAGCTTTTATGAGAAATTATCTTGTTTTTAAATTCCGGATAACGCATAGCTTTTTCAGCAAGACTTAATATTACAGCATCATTTTTATAGCCGTATTTAGCCTTTAACAAAAAAGCTATACTTTCTTTATTTCTTAGTTCAACTTCTTGTTCATCAGGACTTATTGGTTCCGGTGCACGTTTATAAGCTTCAGCTATTTCTTTATCGGAACGCTCAATAGGTTTCCACACCTGATCAATTTTATTGGCTAATACATCATCTTTTCTTTTTTGAGCTGTATTAAGTCCATGCAATGCATCTTGCAATTCAGGTGAGTTTTCAATAACTTCTTGTTTTACCTGTTGAGCTTTTTGTTTTTTAGGGTCTCCAGTTTCCATTATTATTCAATTCTTCTTTCGTTAGCAAATCCTTCTACTCGATTAGATTGAGGGTCCCAAACTCCAAGTAATATACCAGTGTTTCTTCCCGCAGCTCTTTCACGTTGTAAATGGGCAATATATTCTTCAACACCAACTTTCATAGCAGCTGATTCGTCAGGAGTTAAATACAAGGATTCTCTTTTATCGGTAATTCCTTTAAAAAGTTTTCTTTTAAATTCATCCAAGTTTACATTTTTTAAATAACTAACCTTTTTGCCACCAATTTCACCAACTGAATATTCTTCTGTTGTAAAAGAAGAAAATCTAATAGCTTCATCAACCAATCTAGTATAAGATGGAAGCAGTGAATTTCCTGTATTTGCAAGATCTATAGTATTTAAAATGCTATTTACGGATCCATTTTCGTTTAAAGTAATAAATCCAGAAACTTGAGTAACACTATTTACGGTTCTTTCTGCTTTTACTTCTACACCATTTTCATTTTTTTCGCTTGATACTTTTGTAGTTGTTATGCCTGGAATTTTTTGAGTAGTTAATGGATTTCCACCACCACCGCCACCTGCTGACGGACGAGCATTGTAATAATTTGCTTGTGCTCTTTTTAATTCAGCATCAGCATCACTTTCACGTCTTCTAATGTCATAGTTTGGATCTTTAAATCGTTTGAGAAATGGACTGTTTGATTTTCCTTTTCCAGACTGAATTACTTTATTCATTTCGTCTTTAAATTCCTGATCAAAAAATTGAGGATTTTGTACAGTTGCAATTTGACTAATTTCTTCAAATGTATAGTATTCATCTTTTTCACCGGCAATTGGTGGTGGTACATCAACATTATTGCTAAGTGAACCTCTGTATTGAATACCTTTTGATGATTCTCCAGATATAACATCTCTAAATGCATTATCAGCTCCCAAAGGATCTCCGTCACTTGTCATTACTAATTTATGTGCTGTTTTTCCTTCTAAAATCGATTTTTGATAGGCTTCGTAGCTTTTTGCTGTTTGAATCCCGTTTTTAAAAGACTGGTCAGTTAATACATCTTCAGTAAACTTTGTCAAATGAGATACGCCATCAGAAGCCATAAAAGCTTGTACAGACGTATAATTAGACATATGTTTAAATAACTCTTGTTTTTTTTGTTCGTAAACGTTTTTAAATTCCTTTGCATTGCCGGCAAGAAAACCGTTACTTTCTTTTAGTGTTTCAGCAAGGTTTTTCCATATATCTTGCATTACGGCTCTTTCCTGATCTTGAAAGGCGTTTTCTCTTGCAAGCTGTTGATTAAATGCTTCGAGCTCTAATAATTTGTTTTTCTGAAGTGCTTCCCAATTAAATTTTTGCTCTTGTGAACCTTTGTTAAGGTTTCCAGCGTATAAATTTCCAAAATCAACCATAGTTATTGTTTTTTAATTTTTTTTTGTTGAAACCCACTCTCCATTACGGCCAAAAAGAAACACATTAGCTGGATTTTCCATAGGAGTGTGATTCATACCAGTATCAACCGGACCCAACACAAAAGTCGATTGTTTTTCTCCTCCAAATAAGTCTACGCCTGCTTTTTTAGCAGATAACATCAAATTTGCAAGCTGAATTTGCTTCATCGTTCCATTTTTACCCCACATATCTTCCATTGAAGCTGCTTGAGCAACATCATTTAAACCGGAAGACATCATGCCCATGGCACCTTGACGATTTTCTCTATCAAGCGTAATTTCAGCCATAAGCTTTCTGTATTTGTCCTCATTTGAATACTGCATATCTTTCATTTTATTCAGCTTGTCTTGAATAACAAGATTTTCAAGGTTTCCTGCAGTATTTAATGCATTAATTCTTGCTGCTTCCATTTCTTTATCAATGCTAAGATTTCCAAGATTAAATACATCATCGGCTGCAGCCACATTAGATTGAACAAATGCACGGCTACCACCGGAACGGTTAATTGCTGACTGAACAGCCATATCTCTTTGATTTCTCGCGCGTATGCGAGCAGCATAATCATCTTTACCGGAAAAAGCTTCCATCATTGCCCTATCACGTAATGCTGGCAACACATTGCTTGTTTGATAAGTAGATTCATACGCTGGAGCGCCAATGTTATCATCTTTGAATAAACCATACAAACCCAAACCAAAATCCAATAAACCCTTTGTTCCACCAATTATAGCAGAAGTTGATCTTTTTCCCATGTCTTTATTAAGGTTATCAAATAAAGACGTTATTGATTGATCCTGAGATTCTAAAATAGTTTCTATCGGTTCATCTTTTTTCTTCTTATTAGTCATTTTTATACAAATTGATAGTTTGGAGTAGATGCTGCCATTTTATAAGCAGCTAAATTTTCTTGTTGCGTTTTTGACTCAAACTGGTCTATAAGCATTTCATTTTGAGTTTTTATCAATGCGTTTTTTTGAAGTCGTTCAGCTTCCATTTTGGCGTTATATTCTTTTGCCGCGGCTTGTTGCTTTTCTGATTCTGCATCGGATTTAAAAGCATTGTATAAACCAATTCCAAGTCCTACAACAGCACCACCAACGGCTCCTACTGCTGTACCCACAGGACCACCTATTGCAGTTCCTATTGATGCGCCAGTTCCGGCCCAAGATCCAGTAGAAGTTAATACATCTATTGCTCCTTCTCCAAAGCCGTAACTATCTGTTTCATTAGCCTTTTGAAATTCGCCAACATATTGCTGAATACCTTGTATTTTTTGGCCACCGGCCCCAGACATAAATTGACCTCTGTAATCCATTTTATGAAGATTTTCTATATGTGTGTTTTACTGATTGTATAGCAAATTTACGTAGATAGTTTTTGAATTTATACTTTACGGTAACAAATATTCCCCGAACCCTTTGTTTGCCTGCTACATCGACATAATAAGGCACGGAAAACCGGTACTCATTAAGCCTTTTTTTGATAATTTCTTCATTAACAGTTACATCCTCGTTTATTTGTGGTGAGTTTACCTGAACAGATAAATCTGCTTCTACTGAAGAACCAGTTATAACTCCATTGTCATATACAAACTGGTCAGAGTTAGGATTTAACACCTTACTTTCTAAAGCTCCTTTAGTTGAATTTAATACTACATGTAACTCTGCTTGAGGCCTACAGATTGAAGTAAATTCAGTAATTTCTATTAAAAGAGCAGTAATTAAACTGTTTGAACTTGTTTTTTGGTACAGACACAATGGACTTTCGAAGGTTTGAAGAGCCTCAAACTCAAAGGTTATTGTTTTTGCACCATTGATTAAGTTATAATTGTCTTCAGTAAACACATTTATAAAGTCAGCAAACTCTCTGTGTGGTTGTAAAGCTATTTGGCCTAAAACAGAACCGGAAATGTTTACTGTTGCAACTATTTTGTATTCGTACCCTTTAAAAAACACAAAGTCTTTTTTAGAAACCATAAACAATGTTCCATTCTGTACTCCAGATGTGCTACCCTGTACAGATCCGCGAACTATAGGATTCTCATTTGGAAGAGGAACAATAGGATTTTTTATGTTAAAGAATACTTGGCCAGCATTAGAAAACATTAATGTTGAGTATGGATCCGAATATCGAAATGATGGCAAAACACTACCTGACTGATAGATAGTCGTTAATTCTTTTGTTTCATAGTGAATTTCATTGTTATTGAACAGTGGTACAAAAACTTGGTTTGTAAATGCATTTTCAGAGCCAACAGACAGTTTATCAGATAAAGATTCAAAAGATTTAAGATTTTCATCAAAAACTATTTGTTCAATATCAAAAACCGCAGTTGTCAAAGTACATAGTCTATATACCGTAAAAGATTCGGCAACGGTTTGTAAAATGTTTGATCTAAATATGTTTCCTATCAAATAACACTTAACTCCGGACAACACTACAATATCTGTTACTGTACCAATAAATTTGGTTGTAGTTGTATTTAAAATTACTTTTTCTCCTTTTTTTAGCAATTCAGATTTAATTTTTACAGCTAAATAAATAATACCGGATATTGTAGTAGCTATAAACTCTGTGTCCTCACTTATTTTAGTTGATAATGTTGCTAATACTTCACCACTTCTACTATTGTAAGAAAGCCAATAACCTATGTGTTTTGTACGGTTTACCGTTTTTGATATTCTTTTATCAAAAAAACCTTTTCCTCCGGAAATCAATGAAAGGTCTGCTGGTTCTTTTTCGGTTGTTATGCAAAAGCTTCCAGAATATGGATCGTAAAAATAAACTCCTTTATCTGTTTTTAATACATGACTTGTTGTTCCCTTTATATTGGAAATATTTTCTTCTCTAGAAATGAGATAACTTCCATCTCCAACGGATATTGTAGTGCCAGCACTAGTGTTTATTAGTTCTTTATCGCTTGGATAAAGTATTACCAAACCACGCTCAAAAAAAACATAGAGATTGCCATAATAATCCTCTATTGAGGTTATGTTTCCAAAAGTTGCTGTAAGGTCAACAAAATTGTTTGCCAATATTGTTGTAAATGGATTAAATAAAGAGTTTGGTTCTTTTGGAGACGACCAGGCTATTTGAGTAAAAAACTTAGTTTTTTCTTTTAGGAAATCGTCCTTTATGATTATATGCTTTAACCAACTATTTATTGTGCCGTAGTCTCTGTTTATGGTTGTCTTTGCATAATCTGGTTCAAATTGACCTGCTGTGACAAACCAGCCCTCATTGCCCATTGCATAATTAAACCTGCTTAATACAGGCATGTAATAAAACTCACAATCATTTCCAGACGTATTATCGTTGTAGCTACTTGGATACTGTATTGGTTTTGTAACATTTCCAGAAAAACAATCGCCTCCATAAAAAGATTGGAAAAGGCCGTCATACTTATAATTTAAATCAATTTCATATCCGGTGTCAACAAATAAAACTTTGCCGGTTTCAGTCGATGGTTCTTCTTTTTTTATGATTTGGCATAACGATAAATTTGTTTCTGAACCTAAACCATAAACATAAAAAAGTCTAGATTTAAAAGGAGTATTAAAGTAATCTTTAATAGAAACCTTAGTTATCTTTTCTTTTATATTGAAAAAATAAGCGTAAAATGAACCGGGCACGAATTCACTAGCTGTTTCTTCAATAGACCCAATGTTTCTAACAACCGCAAAAACATCTGAAGGAGTATAACTACCAGCAATCTTTCTTCTAGTAGATGGTATAAACTCGTCTTTCCTTAAAAAAGTCTCAACCTCATCACCTATCGACAATGAATCTTTTCTAAATGAATTGTAGCCATAAAAATCTGGTACAAAACAAAGTCTTTTGTTCTCAGTAAATATTTCTTCGTCAATAGCCCAATATCTTTGATCGCGTATTTGACTTTTTTGCTTTTGAACAAGTTTTGCTTTTTTAGCCCAAGACGGAAAAGAACCAGTCATTTTTAAATAAAACCCTTGAGCCCAAAAATGATATGCTGCGTTTAAATATTCCTTTACCCCGGGACCATAATAATAATCATGTTCTTCTTCTACAGGGTTTACGCTCAAAGCTAAAAAATCAAACCAGTTTTGTTTTGTTCTTGTTCTATGAAAAGGGACAGTATATTTAATAACCGGAATTGGTTCTGTATGATTACCATATTCATCTTCAAAAACCCAAGCATATTCATATTCTTCGTTTATTTGAAGACTTCTATACCATTGCTGGTTAAACCAATTTTTATGCCCGTTATTAACGGTATCGCTTGCCGTTATATCTGTTCCTATGTATTTGCATGCTGGTTTTGTTTCATGAAGCAACAAGTTTTTTTCTTGTTCAGTAACAATTGACTGAAACTCCTCATATCCGCTAATTATTAGCCTGTTGTTGTTAAAACAAAACGATTTAATGTTGTATGGCACAAAATAGGGCTTTGTTACTTCAGATACATTTAAACCACCTTTTAAAACCTCATTTATTCCAGTATGAATTTTATTAAATTCATAATAGTCTTTTGATTCTAGTTGTCCTTCGTGTATCATGTTAACAACCGCACTTCCATATTGGCCGCTACCAGATATTGCTTCAATAGAATAAATTCGTAAAAACTTGTACCTTCTATCTATTCCGGTTATTCTAACTTCAATTGATTGTGTTGTTTTTGTGCCGGCAGGAAATCCTTTATAGCTTGGATCATTTGTTGGAACCGGCATCGGAAATGTTGATGTGGCTGTTTCTTCATTAACTGTTTCAATGTATTTTTTGCCAGAGCCAATATGAATAGCATTGGTATGAGAAGAACATCTTGTCCAATTAACACCATCAATAGATAACTGATAAGCATATTGATAAGCACCAGCAAGCAACATTCCACCAGATCGAAACACATTTGAAACTTGTATTTTGCCAAAATTAACAGGTTTGTAAATTCTTGTTTGAAAATCAATATCTTCAGTTACCGGAGTATTAATGTTAAGGCTTCTTAAATGTCCTTTTTCAGAACACCAAAACAAAAAAGCGTTTTCATCAGACTCAGATCTTGAATCTACTTTAATAATTGGGTTTTCAAAAGTCCAATCTAAAGGAGTATCGCTGTCTAAAAGCTTTGTTAAAATAGGATTATTAAAGTTAGAATAATCGATTTTGTATATCAAAAATCTTTCATTGTATCCAGCTATACAAAAAACAACACCAATATTGTGAGAATAGCGATAGTAATGGACTATTTCAATTGGCATTGGGTTTATTGTAACCGTAGGAAAATTGTCTTGAACAGGTATTGCAAAGGCGTATGTAATAGGATTACATTCTATTATCTCAGCATTGTTAGACAAACCTGAATAGTCTTTTGAATCTGTGTCTCCCAAAAAAAATAAAGTTCCTTCTATTGTTATTGGTTGTGGATACAATACAGAATATTTGGCTCCATCCCATTGATTTCTGGTTGGATGGTCAGGTGAAGACAATACAACGTCTCCTGAGCTTACATAATAATATTTTCCTTGTTTTAGATATATTGCTTTTCCTTCTGGTTTTGGTGTACCGTATGTTTTGTTTTTTTGATTAGTTCCCGGTACCGGATATGGAGCTGAACAAGGAAACTTTACACTTGATCCATTAACAGAACCAGTTCCCCAGCCAAACACATTAATAACTTCGCCATTTAAAGAACCATAAACTGTAGTTTCAATTTCAAGATTTTTTGTTACATCGTTTTGGGTAAACTCTAAAAACCACGTATAGTCATTAAAAGCAACATCTATCGTTTCAAGTTCTGGTACAAAATCAGATTCATCAGGACGTATTCCGTGCTTTTTAGCTAATACCGTTATTCCTTGCTTTTGTGCTGTTGTTAAATTTGCATCAAAAATGGTTTTAAATCTTTGACAAATAAGCCTTTCAAATGAAACTGAACCCGGAGCACCATCAATTTGATGTGTTCCACTATATCCACCAAAATTAGTAAACTGTACAGTTACTCGAAAATTAGATTTTAAAACTGGCGTTCCTATGTATGATGATTGAACATCTACAGTACCAGACAAAATACTATTGATGTAAAATTTTAACCTAAATCTTTTTGTGTAGCTACCAACTGTATCATTTACATAACCGGTTGATCCTCCATGTATAGGGTACACGTTAATTATAGCTTTTTTTTCTGGAATAACATTGGTTTGAATATGTGGTATTTTAAATGCAAAGACAGAGCCATCATCGCAAACCCACTGAAAATTTCCATCGCCACTGTTAAATATTTTTCCGTTTTTACTGTATTTGTAAACACCTTGGTTTGTAGACATATTGGACTCGTTAATGTCCATGTCCATTTTGCTAAAAGCGTCTTGACTTTTTTCCATTAGTGAATCTTATTAAAATCTCGATAGCCTCGTCCATAGTTTAATGGACTTTTTGTTTTCCAAATCATTGATATCAAAGCAATTTCATCCTCTGATGGCGTTTCTATATCATTTAGCGCTTCAGTACGTGATATTAACCATTGGCTGTTGCTATCGTTGTACAAACCTCTTCCTTCTCGGCCATTGGATGCCATGTACCGTTTATAGGCTTCTTCTTTTCGAATAAACCATATAATGCATTCTTGCATTTGGATAGGTACCAATATGTCTCCTTCGCTATTTCTATCAAATACACGGTAATCAACATCGGCTTGCTGGTTTTCTAAAAACTCTCTTGCCTGTTTTTCAAAAAGCACGTTTCCATCTTCTACAGTGTACAAATACTCTCTCTGTGATGATGGATAGCCAAGACCTTGTATTGATGATTGCTCGTTTGAGATAATGGCCTTTATTCCATTTACAGAAACAGATCGAATGTAAAAATAATCCGGTATTGGAGTAAATCGACCTTGTTTAATTGTGTGTTTCTCTTCTTTTGTAACAAGTATTGGATAAACACCAAAGTTTTCTATTGCTCTTTGAGCGTACCGCAAATAGGTTATAAACCTTTGCTCATTCATTTCATCAAAAGCTAAATAAATAGCCTCAGGAAGCGATATTTTCTGTGTAAGTTCCATTTTTTATTCTTCTTGCGTATCGATACATGTACGGACCGGTTAAATTAAATACAGATTTGTCTTTCAAATATCGATTAATTATTTCGTTTTCGTTAATATTCTTAAATTTTATAGAAAAGCCTAGCGTGTTAATTAAAGGGGATATTTGCCTGTTTGTTGCGTAATCTGTGTGCATTACTATTGGTCTAGGCACCAAAACAAACTTTCTGTTTTTCCAGGGCAATGTTTTTGTTTTGGGAACTGTTTTTTTAACTTCTTCCATGGCCATTCCAATAGCTCCAAAATAAGGAAGCATCATTGGATAGCCAGAAACAACACTGTCTTTTACAACAGATATGTACTGGTTTATGTGCCGGTTAAATTCGGCATAGGTAATTAGCTTGCCGTTCTTTTTTAAGATTTTTGGATTGTTGGCTTTAAGTATCTGATAAAGCTCTTTATTGGTTACTGCAGTGCAGTATTCTTTTATTTCAATATTCTTGGACTTTCTACCAAAATACATTAAAACAGCAGTTTCAAAAAACCTACTCTTGCTGTTGCTGTCTTTGTGGAACTTCTGGCAAACTTTTAATTTTTTCAGCAGAGTCGTTTCGTGTATCATTTGACTGCGATATTTTTTGCAAGTAAATATTGTACATTGTTTCAATCAATACAGATATGTTGCCAGAAGAAAATGGAAATGGTGATGATTCTGAAAAGTCAATTACCGCAAACGGATTGTAAAATATTGCGTGAACCTCGATTTGCTTAACATCTGCATACAATGGCGGAAACCTCAAAAACATAGTGTTGCCTGATATTGCCACCTTAGTCTTGTTTTTAGTTATACGGTCGTATTTAGCCTGAAAAAACTTGATTATTGTCATTAACTCAAATGGAACCTCAGCTCTTTTAGAAGATGATATTGGCTTTACAATGAATATGCCAGCGCCATTTCGGGTTTGGTTTATGGTTTCAATTGGAGTTGTGTAGTATATGCTGTTAGGTTCGGCAATTTTGGTAATATCATAAACCTTTCTTTGCAAGCACTGTTCATGGTATTTAGCATCATTTTGAATTAATGCTGCGCGGGCCTGATATATCAATTCATCAATAAAATTGTTCTGAAGCTTTCTGTCTTCTTTATCATACCCAGCTTGATAGGTATTTATGAACGTTTGACGTATTTTTTCGAGTGTTAGGTTCATTATTTAATCAAAGGTGTAAGTTTTGCTCTATCTGTTTCTTCTGCTATGCCTATTGCCATTTTTACGGCAATCTCAACAACATTTCTATGCTCAAGAATAGGCAAATCACAATCTTGACTTAATGATATGATTTCCGGATTCTTACAATAAATCAAATTGATTTCCGCAGGAACCGTTTGAGAAAAAATTAAAATTTTGCCTGCATGCCAAACTAGGTAAACATTTGAACTATTGTTCGGGGTGCTAAACGGATCAGCAAAAACCTGATTAATTTCATCAAAACCTTTTACCGTTATTTTTTTAGGGTATGGTGGGAAGTCTATTTCAATTGTTTCAAAATGCCTGTAATCTTCTGGTAATTCAACGTATGCCTTTGCCCTTTTGTGAAATTCTGTTCCGCCAGCATTTAAACCCGTTGTGGTCGATTTAATTAAAGTATGTATTCCGTCTAAGGAACGCTGTGATTGACCAAATGAACCTTCCAAAGTAGGTTCGTTTTCTCGCGGATAATATGAATCAACCCTCGACTCAATAGCCCGGTTTAAAAACAAAATGATATCGTCATTATCATAGTATGGTGCTTGATAAAGATCCTTCAGTGTATTAAACTGGTTTATCATTTCGAGGGTTGTCATGTCTTATTCGGTTATTTCGCTTCGGATTAGGTTTGCTACGTTCTCATTCTTTTTCAAAAAGCGGATAGCTTGCTCCGATGTAGTTCCGAGCTCATATCGCTCATATTTGAATATGCCAGCATCTTCTACAATTACTCCAGAGCGTTTTGCCTGATCAAGTAGTAGGATAATCTCAGCATCTTCGTTTTTGATTGCTTTAAGGATAGATTCAGGGTTTTCTACGGCAATTTTAGCCAGCATAGTGATTTGCTCTTTTTTGTCCATTGATTCAAAAGCTATCAAACCAAGAACAATGCCCAGGTTTTTAATCTGAACATCAGTCAAATCGCGAAGTGCACTTGTGGCAGTAATTATGTTGTCCGATTTTTCGTAGTCTTCTTTTGCTTTTTCTGTGATGCAAATTACTTTCCAGATTGCAACATCCCTTTGATTAAGCGAACCCATAACAAATGGCTCAGTCATGAACGCCAAAAACATTTTGTAATCAGTTTCTTTTGATAAATCAAGTGTTTTTTCTGTTTTGTCAATTAGATACGAACGGAGTTCGGTTTTTTCTGCATCTAAATAAGAACCCCAAACAAAATTTCTGTCAGGATCATAGTAAGATGAAAAACGCTGCTGATTGAATTTACGCTTGTTTTTTAAGTACTCAAGCTTGACTTTACCAAGTGCTTTCAGTTCTTTTTCTTTTACCTTGCCATCCGGCCCGATAAAATCATAAATTTTTACAACTGACTTAGACCTGTCAATTACCTTTTTTGCTGTAATTGGGTATTCTTTGTCTGGAATAGAAAGGTCCTGTATTCTTACTGATTCAGGATCTTGTTTTTTTTGCTGTACGGCCATAAACTGTTTTTTATTAGTACACAAATATATGATTTATTGTAAAAAACAAAAAGGGGCCGAAGCCCCCCTTTGTGTTTTGACCGACAAGCCAATCAGCAACGGCTTGTAGTCTTTTCTATTACTTACGCATCCACTGACCGCAAGCAAATGGATTTTTAACCACAACACCTGATTCGCTCAACCATTCTACGTCAAATCCGTCACCTGAATTCATTGCAGTAGCTCCCATTTTAATGTTGAATGGATCAACCATTCCTGGGATGTACTTTTTAATCAGGCCGCGATTTCCGTATGCGGATTTACGAACAGCAATCATGATGTTTGACTCATTGTCAATTTTACCCATATTCATGAATACCATACGGCTTGATTCCATCAAGTAGCCATTAGCATCACGTTTTGAGTGTATGTTTTCATCATCAAATACTGCTGCGCGAACCAAACGGATTTTGTTTGTTCCAATTTGATAGCTGGTAAAGTTACCACCCATTGTAATTGGTTTTCCGGTTTGGATGTTGTAGGTAGTGTTACCGTTTTCGATAACCGAGCTTTCAAAATACTTATGGAACAATACTGCACCACGAGAACCGGTCATTACAACCCATTCGTTGCCATCAAAGTCATTTGCTTTGGTTGCAAGGTGGCTGATGTAATCAGCAAGGTTGTTACGGTTAATAGCTGAATCATCCGAGAATGACCAGTCATTTATACCTTCGATTTGTGCAAAAAGTCCGTCACCAGCCCAAATTGGTTTACCACCAAGGCTTAAGAACGGTTTTCCATCAGGACCGATTGTATTACGGCCGTATAAACGCCAGCGATCCATGTGAGAAAGCATTTGTTTTTCAACTTCATCTTCGCTTTCGAAATACCACAACGACTGAGTACCTTTTGTGTTAGTTACCCAAGCTACGTTGGCAAGAGCTGATCCGGAAATAGTCAAACCGCGTCTGTGAATAGACAGGTATTGAGCGTATTTATCAGGATAGCTAACAGTGCCGGCTGATTCGCGTGATTTTTCTTCGTAAAGATTTGAGTAAATGCTGATTTGAGAACCGGCCGGAATGTCTGCACTGGTTACAGTGAGTCGGTTTGTGGTTGCTTCATCAACATTGATGATTTCAAAATTGTAGTAATATGGTCCAGAACCTTGTGCTTCTGACATAATCATAGCAAGGTATCCGTTTTCAAAACGTACTACTTCGTTTTTGTTCAGGTGTCCTTCGTTTACAGGGAGAGTAAACTTGAATGTTCCCGAACCGGCAACGATTGCACCTGCAACTGTAGCTGGGCGCTCACCCGGAGCTTTTAAAAACCATTCGATTTTGTTGTTGCCCCACTCAGTTTGCTGAGTGTCAAACATTTTAACACGGCCGGTACCTTCTGTTAGGTAGGTAAAACCGTATTGTGAACGAATACGCATCATTGTGCTGTAAACAGCAGGCTTTTCAAGTGCGTTTTCTACTAAAGCATTTTGGCGAATATTAGCTTTGCCATACTTTCCTTTGGTTACTTGTATCATGAGAAATTTTTTTTATTGGTTGATGATTAGCCCCATTCATCCTCAGTTATATTAAACTGGTCCCTAGGCGCGGAGCTTCGCCTTGGTATATTTGGTTTATCGTTGGCCATTTTCTCGATTACCATACCTTTACCATCTTCAAAGCCATTGTCTTTGATTACTTTGATAATTTCGGAACGGTTTTTCAAAAAATAAGCAACTTCTGCGTATGTACGGTGATCTTTGATCGCCTGTTCTACACTTGCCGAAGCTGATGATTCTAATATAGCCTTGATATCTGAATTTTTCAATTTAAACATGCCCTCAAAAACTTCCGGCTTTTCTTTTAATGAAGAAAGCATTTGCTGTCTGTTTTTTAGGACGGTTTGGTTGTACTCGTTAATTTTGTCTTGCTTTTTTTGATTAATGGCCGACTTGTGCGATAAATCACGCTGCTGAAGAATAGACACCGGTTCTTTTACTTTCTCTTCCAGTGTTCCGTCTTTTACAGCAAGTTCAACCTCATAACGAATTGCATCGTCAGTCATTGACGGATCTTTTGATTTTAAATATGCTGCATACACGGCTTCGTTACCTAAGTTTAATAACTTTGAGGCAGGTGAAATCAGTTCTTCAGCAAATGATTGCAATGTCGCTTCCGGATTAGCAATTTTGTATCGCTTAAACTCTTTAATCTCGTCTTCTTCCTCAGTGTTTATTTCTTTTAAACGCTTGATTTCAGAATTGATTTGTTCAAGAGTAATTTCTTTTCCGGTTTCGGCTTTTAAACCTAGTTCGGTAGCAATCGAATTAACGGTTATTTCTGGCAGTTGCGGTTTTTTGCCATCAACTATTCCACTGGCAATTTTTTCTAACTCCTCGTCACTTACCTCTTCATCATTTTTTTGATTGCTTGGCTTTTGCTTTTCAATCGGATTACCGTTTTCATCCAATTCAACTGTGTTTTCGTTTTTGTTGTTTTTGTCAGCTTCGGTTTCGTTTCCAGGAATAATAGGTTTTCCAGTATCGTCTACGCCAAATGGAGCAATGCCATCCGGAAATTCTGATCTTTCATCAGGGATGTAATCATCAGAAAAATCATTGCTTTGTGATGCGGCTGCTGATCCATCATCGTTGTTAAATAAATTTTTGGTGTCTTCTCCACCAAAATCTTCTTCGAAATCTGTTGTGTCGGTCATAACATTTTGTTTTTACAAAGTTATAAAAAAATATGAATTACAAATTTTCTCCTTTTTTCAACTCGTGCTCTAGGATTCTGTCCTTCATTTTTTCCTGAGCATAAATTTGAGCAACTTCTTTATTTGTCTGGCCGACTTGCTGTTTAATAAGCATTTCAATTTCGCCTTTAAGTCTAGCAAGTTCTTGCGGTTGCATCATTTTTGCATTTTCCAACTGTTGTTGAATTTGCTGCATTTGTTGCTGACGTTGTTCAAACTTCTCAAGTTCTTGATCAATCATAACCGATACTTCGGTTATGTTTTTAGTCATAATCAAATCTTTCAAAGTTTTAAAGGTAACGGTTCCGGCCGACAATCCATTTTGACCGAGATTAATAAGCATTTGTCGTTTTTGCTCATCTTCCATCCCGTCATTGTAAAAGAAATCATAATCAGAAAAAGCAATATCTCCTTCTATTGCAAAATATTGTATTGCGGCATCGGGAGCTACAAGAGCAAGTCTTCTCTTTTTGCCCTTGTTCATTTCCTTAATGTAGCAAGAGCAATTTTTAAAAGTCTTTCTTATACCTTCTCTGTAAAATGTGTATAGCGGTTTTGTTATAAAATTGGATTGCTCAATAGCGGTTTGCAGCGTTCCAACAAAAGTATCTTGTGGTACATTTCCCTGAGCTAAACTGCTTATACCGGTTAACCGATCCATAAAATTTTCTACGTACATGGCAACATTTAAGTAAATCGTTGCCCCGTTTGGAGTTAGGTTAACCTGATTAAACATTGTGCCGGCATTTGAACCGGCTTTTGATCTGTCTACCTGAATTAACTTGTTCGCTCTCATGTGATAGAATACGTTAGTCAATGGTACGTTTTTTGGCTTAAATCGCGTATCGTACTCAACTACGTTTCCTGGAGAAGTGGCAAGTTCAAGTTCTAGCAAAGCCATGCATGCATTAAACAGTTCTTGGGCTGCTTCCATTAGTTCGCCAAAGCCGTTTGGCTTATAACTGTTAATTCGATTGTATAGAAATGCTGTAAATGGCTGGACAACATCGGTTAATTGCTCGTCTTTTCTTGGAGAATACACCGGTTCGCATTTAACTACAACCTTATTCGCCACTAAAACACTGCGGTACCAATCAAATTTTTCAATTTCAACTATTTGTGAACCTTCTTTTTTAAGTTTTGATTCAGGTATTTCTTCACCTTCGGCCAGTATCTTGTAAATGTATTTTCCCGGGATGTATTTGTTTGGAGTCTTTTTCACCTTCTTAATGGTTGAAGCTTTATGAAGCAAATCAATAACTTCTATTTCGGTGGTAAAACCATGAGTAAGCGTATACGGATCGGTAGTAACTCCTTCTGACCGAAAAACTTCTTTTCTGATTTCATCTAGGTACTGTTTTTCAACAACAAATTCTCTTTGAATTTCAGATAAAGTCATGTACCTTCTTTCGCCATAATACATGGCATCTTCGCCATAATCATTTTCGCAACCCCAATCAAATACTACGTTATTAAGATTTGGTTTCCTTAGCTTTATGTCTTCATCATTAATTGGAACATGGCTTAAAAAAGAAAAACCATATAAGGCTGTGTCTCGAAAACCTTTAGTAAGCTCATTCATCCATGAGTATTTTTTAAAATTATACTCAGTCAACTTGCTCATAATTATTTCATGCGCCTGCTTATAGGTTATCCGTGACCACTTATCAATGTCTTCCGGTATTGTCTTGTCCGGTTCAAGTTCAATTTTGGTAATCTGCTCAAGGTTCTCAATAAATGGAAGCATAAGCTTTAAAAAAAGCTTTTGTGTAGCTTTGTTTACTTTGTCTTCTACCGACTTTTCATCAATGGCTCCCATGTGCATGTCAATAGGCGCACCTTCAAATCGGCCAACAAGCCATTCAATTTTTCCGCGCATAAGCGGATAGTTTATAAACCGTGTTGGCAAAACCTGATCGTTTCCATACAGTTTGTTCATGTAGTCAAGACTTCCACCGGACCACGTATTGTCATAAAACGATGTTAACCGTTGAATAAAAGAAACTAAAGGGTTAGCAATAATTGGTGTGTCAGAATCAATCTTCCCAAATGTACGAACATAGTTTTTGTCCATGTCCATAATTGTTGTAGTTACATAATAACCCCACTCGCCAATTACTTTTTTGCTTTTTGTATATGGAGCTTCATAAACATTATACTTTGATGACAATGGCTCCCTGTTTTCTTTTTCAATGTCTCTTACATACATGTTTTCAAAAATAATAAATTATCAACCTAAAATTGCAACTATTTGTCCATTAATCTTTTTGTAGGTTATTAACGAGCTTTCCGGCTCTTCTTCTTGGTCGCTCATGTGTACCCCATCAATCGAGTAATGCTCGTCAGCAAATAAAAGACACATTCCAAACGCCATTGCATGGTCAGTGTTTTGGCTTCCAAAGTATTTCCAGTCGTTTAACAGTGCCGGATCGGGCACATCCGATATTTGCTCGTTAATGTATTCTGCTGTTTTGCCTATGAGTATCTTTTTTACCGGTGGAGACATCCTTCTGCCATATTTGTTTTTGGCTTTTGTTTCAAATTCATCATACTCTTTTGGCGCTGGCTTCAGGTATTTAGTGGCTTTCATCAATTCCATAAATGCAAAAAACTCACCGGCCGCATTTGATTCAGCATCTACAAGGGCATCATAACCTATCAAAGAAAACAATACTTGATAATGAAAGTCTTTTACGTTTGCCGGCCTGTCTGCATACTTTAGAATAATTCTATTATCCCTTTGCGTAGAAGCTGTTTTTAATCGAAATCCGTATAAAACACCAATTGAATCGGACGTAACTGTTTCTTCCTGACCATAGGGGTCAAGTCCAAAAATATCTGTTCCTTTTAAATTTGGTCTGGCCCACATTATAACCGGGCCATCATCATTTTCGACAAATTCAACACATTCAGGACACCAATCATAACCGTTGTTTATGTAAATGTCTTTCCAGTTAGAAACCAGTTTCCACGAACCGCGTATAGAACCTTCATACAATGAAAAATCCATTAATTTGTTGTACTGATGATCTATTAAAACCTGATTAAAAACACCCGAACCTTTATTGAGAAAGATGTGTTCATCCTTCATTGGGTTGTCTTGGTAAAACGCATACAGTTCGGTTTTGTCGGGTGCCGACATAAGCAATCCTTCTTGCTCTTCCCAAAACTTTTGAGCTCCCTTCATCACCAAATCGACAGAGGTATTATGAAGTTTTGCTACTTTTTCTGCTAATTCTCTTGGAACCGGCTCTTCTAATGATTTTCCGTTTTCATCAATAAACGGAACCATGCCTTTAGTGCTCTTGACAAACATCCATTTAAGGTTGAAGTTCTGAGGGTTTTTAACCATGTACATAAAATCCTTAGAACCCTTTTCCACGTTACCGCCAGTGCCCCCAAATATTCCGGTACCAAATGTTATTGCTCCGTCTTTAAAACAATCCTTAGTGCCGTTATAGGTCATGCGCAGCTTTTCAAACTTTCCAATTTCCTCAAAAAGCACATGCCTCATAATCAAACCTTTAAATAATTCAACGTTTTTGCTGAACAATTCCATTCTAAGTTCGTTACCGGTGCCAAATTTGTTTTTTCGTTTGCTCTCTGTTTCCTCTTCCCAGCCAAACTTTATCATTGACTTATTCCAGATCGTTGCTGTGAGAGAGAAGAATGGATCGACTTTTTCTATGTGATTCCAGAGCATGCTCCTCATTGAAGTCAATGTTTCATCATCGCCCACGGCCAAACCATCTATGATACCGTTGTAGAATATCATATCGTAGTACAATATTCCCATAAGGGATAAAAACGAAAACCCTTTGCGCCTAGCTTTTTTCATTCCGCTATTGACGCCTAGTTCATCGTTATCTTCGACAAATTCAAAATACTCGTTTTGGTAATCTCGATACTCCGGGTACGTCCACCCATCTTTTTTTAGTGCCTTGCAAAAATTTAGCACAAAGTAATATCGACCTTCAATGTATATGTCCGGCATTTGAGGAGAGTAATACCCTATCAAACACCTTTCAATCTGCTCAGACCAGTAGTTAATCCATTCCTCACTGCCAATTTCCAGTGATTGAACATAACCACTTTCCATTAATTCTACATGCGGATTATACCAACTCATCCTTTTTGTTTTTACGTATTATCCCTTCCAATTCCGCTTCAACCTTTTCCTTTGCTATTCTCCTGGCATCCTTTCTAGCCATATCCCTTTTATTTCTAAACAACTCATCCTCTTTCTTATTGTTTTCAGCCCTACGGTAAAACACCTCAATACCACTTAACACCATTTCCCCCAAATCCCTCTTGTTGATTACCCGATTCATCAACTTCTCATTCAAATCATTTAACTGCTGCTCCAATTTCCCCCGTATCCCTATCAACTCATTAAACTTTGACGTACTCTCCACAACATCAACTTTCGAAATCTGCCGGTTTATGTTCATCAACTTTTCAGTGTAAATCTGCTTTGCATCCAAATCTACATCATAATTCATCGCCTGATACAAATACCGCGCCTCAATGTAATGCTTACTCTTCAAAACCTGCTTTGAATCCCCCTTCAAATACATCCTCGCTACACGATTTTCCCGTTCTACATCATCAACTATCCTACGCATTACACTGTAACTATCCCACGATAATATCAATGTACGCATACTATCATCCCCAAAACGCATTACCAACTGCTTAAACTCTGCTATCTCCCGCCAGCCATTCTCCTCTAACTTCCCCTCCTTATCTATTCCAATTAATAAATTACTCATACCACAAATATATACTATTCTACATACATCAAAATCATATATTGCCCTTCTCTAGTGCATAACAGGGTACTACACCCCCTTTTTGGGGGCCTTCTCGGTTTCCGGTTTCTCCCCCCCCGGGGGTCACTCGAATTTCACGGCCCCCCCCCTTTCACTCACGGGCGCTCGCGATCATCGGTCGGCATCGCACTCGCTCGCATCATCATCGTTCGACCATTAAACTTACGTGTAAGGCTTGCACTCTCAAGCCATGTCTAGTTATGGTAAAGACCAGAAACGTTGTGATACTTGTAGTATCAGTAGTTCTTATGCTTCTTGTAATGCTTGCTACACCTGTTGGTGGTTGGCATCCTCTTAATCTACATCGTAATGATTATGTCATGTTCTTTGGCATATCAGTTATGTGTGTAGTTGTTTCTCTTATTCTTTGTGCGTTTGACAAGGCTGATGAAACGCCAGAGATTAAAATCATTGGCAAGTTTGAGAAAGCTCGCAAAAGAAAAGAAGAAGCTCGCAAAAGAAAAGAAGAGCAAGTTTACCAGTTGCGTAAAGCTTGTCAAGACAAAGCTTTAGTTGATACTTATTTCAACTAAAGTTTTTCCCTTGGGCCAAATGGCTGTAACACTCTTTGCGGAGTGCAGGGGAACAATGTGTCCTATGACCAATTGATTAGGCACAATTAGAATATGGTACAATTTAATGCAGTTATTGAATCGTGGGTTCTAAGAACTTACGTCAACAAAGAATTAGGCAAAAAAGTATTTGCCTCTATTATGGAGCTTTTCCCGCCTGATGAAATCATTGGGTTTGAAATTGCGTCAAATAGTTCTACTTGTGCATTTATTAAATGCATTATGAAAGTAAATGATAGAAAATATTCATCAACCTATTCTATCGACCTTGGGGATTGGGTTGATGTTGGAGAGGTTGAAAACGAGATTAGCGGTTTTTTACCTCAAGAAAGAACTGTACTTAGGTATAATCCTATGATGCTTTCTTAATCTTCTTTTTTCCCTTGGGCCAAATGGCTGTAACACTCTTTGCGGAGTGCAGGGGAACAATGATAGCAATGTCGCTATCAGTTAATAAAAAACAATGGTAAGGCTTGCCAAATCAAGCCAAATAGAAACATGAAAAAAATAGATATCAAACATGACTACATTGGTTCAAACTGGAATGAATACTTTGTAGAAAACTTTACAAAACAAATGCCTAACGGAGATGAAGTTAGATTAAGATTTTACAGGGATGGTGCATTCCGTTGGTATACTTTTGGAATAATGTCCAAAAACCCTAACAACCGACCTGGCCATGGTGGTGAATGGTCATCAAACGCTAAATTCATAAACGAGGTATTTGGTATCAAATTGGTAGATGGAGTATTAAACTCTTACACATGTGCATTCATTAAAATAGATGTGGAAAATGGTTTTATACAATGCTTTGATTCCACAAGGATTAAAGAGCTTAAAGAAAGAATAAAAAACAATGGTAAGGCTTGCCATATTAAGCCACAATAGGTCATGAAAAAAACAATTATGATTAATGGCGTTGAGTGCTATTTAGTGCTTGACATTTTGTTGAACAAAACATTTTGTTTGACTGCAGTTGAACTATCAACTCACGAACCTTACATGGAAATTACCAAATACATTCCTGATCATTGGAAAACGATTTGGAGAGACACACCATCTGAAAGCAGATATCCTGAATTTCCTCTACTTGTTATTAAAGACTATTCAGAGAATGAAGGAATTGCTGATGTATTGGTAGAGCAAGGCGTAATTAAAGGCCATATTCGTTTAGCCGGTTGCAGTGGCATCTTCAAACTTGCAGTATTAACAGATAAATGGGAAGCAGAATTATCAACACAATTAAACAAAAACAACTAATGGTAAGGCTTACCATATTAAGCCACAATAGGTCATGAAAAACATAAATGTAATCAACAAATCAGGCGCATCAGAAAACTTGGTAGTCCTGAAGAAAGAAGGTTCTCTAATCGTTTACGGAACCGCAACAAGGCGTAATGCTTTTGAATTAGCCAAAAGAAACAACAATTCATTTGTTTGTTCTAAAAGCCAATTTGATAAGTACCTTGACGAAATGCTTAAGATATCAGCCGTGTATTCGGGCCCGGTATCCTTTGTCAAAGTAGATGGCTATCCAATTAAAGATCTTCAACAATTAGATTTTAAATAGCCATGTACGTATCCGTAACGTCTAAAACAACAAAACCAGGGGGCCTTTCCGGTCCTCTGGTTGCCATACAGGTAGAATGTCACTGTAGTGACCATATACCCTTAAAATGGTTTAGAGCTAAAGTAACTAATCTTATTGATGCTGAATTATACAATTTAGGTTTAATACCTAATAGTACAATATTCTATTCATCCTATTCAATAATGGGTAGAGAATATAAGCCAATAAGAAACAACAGCAATACCATTTCCTTGAAGGTTTGAGAATTAGATTGGTCAGGTAAGGTGTCATGCACCCCTAACCCCTAACAGGTGAATAACACCTGACCAACATTTCCCGTCAGGAATCGAACTGAGTTGGCTGTTATAGGATAGTGTCATGCGTCCATACATAACATTTAACAGGCTGCCATGATCCAAATAGCATACTCCGTGTATCTGTCACCCACCAGAAGCGTTGGTAACACTCCCTTAGTATTGCTCCTTGAGCTGCCTTTGAGCCAACAATCCTACAAAACTAATTCCGGACAGTCAACACCATTACAAAAAAACTCTCTATGTGTCTGATTTTCCAATCTTTAGTTTTCTTGCAAGCTCCAAACTTGTATCTGGCACTATTACCAGTGATAACCCAAGGCAGGACAAATAGCTTGACACAAGACCGTATGAGCCATCGGCCTTGCTTTTCTCTATGTTGTATATCGTATTGGCCGTTACCCCACAATGACGTGCAACCTCCGATGCGCTCTTACCGCTACTCTTCCGTAGCTGCTTTAGTATCGTTCCGTATTCCATTTTATCTATAATTGGTCAGCAATTATATCCTTTTTTTGGTATTCATCCGAATTCAATACCAATTTTTTTTCCTAAATGCCGTGTAAACGGGTAGTTCCGTAATAAATAATAAACATCAATGCCATGAAGCATTTGAACAGAGTATCTATCGAGAATTCAGCAGGGCTGGGTTTAGATGGGGTTAAGCTTAATCCAAAAAAGCGCAGGTCACGTATTAAGCCATTATTGTATCGTAGTGATACTGGTATTACCTTAGAAGGGTTAGAGGACAGGAAGAGGGTTAAGGTAGTTAATCCAGTAGTAATGGATGAGCCTAAGGGTAATTGGGTAAAGAAGGGAGGTAAGGGCTTGTTTGACACTATGAGGGAGATGGAGAGTAGGGGGGAGTTGGAGCATCCTATGTTAAAGGGTATTGATACCTTGGGGAATGGGGGTGGTTTGAAATGACGACAAAAGAATTAATCCTTGTAATGGCAGAAGGGCTGCTATCGCAGGTAAAGGACAGGGCTATGGCCTGTAAGAGTGAACAGTATTTCCGCTGTAAAAACACACAGATAGAACTATGGATAGGTGTATATCCCTTAAAAGATAGCGACCAATACATACAACTAACTGTTGCAGGTAAAAACCATTCCATTCTAGTAGCCTCTATCGAAATTACAGATAGAATAGGAAAACCTCAAAAGTATTTCCATATAGCTACAGTTAACTCCAGATCCGTATTCACCGAATACACACTCCTAGATATCCATATTGTTAACGATTAACCATTAAAACCATGTTAGAAATTAAAAACACAATGGGACCAAATGCAAATGCTATGCTCCTAGCCACTCTCTATCAATTTATAACCGATGAATTCCTTTCGGAACATAAACGACTTAAAGGAACAAATAAGCTGGAAAAAAATGATGCCATTGAAAAGGTATTCAGAATTGTTAGAGAAAACATAGATACAATTACAAAAACCATTAGAAGTAAAGACCGTGACACACCATTATTGATAAAAGACCTCAATATTGGTATTGAATGGGCCACAGTTGTCTTCGGTGAAGATGAAGTTAAGTGTATTATGAAGTTCAATAGCACATTTGTTGTCAAAAACGAGTATAAAGGCGACAAGATAAACAACCTTGTCGTTAGAATACCAACCAAATACATGATAGATTAATCACCCTTTAAATTTTAATTAAAACAATGAACAATCAAGTTAAAAACACACCGTTTGCCGAAACTAAACTGGCACAGATTCATGAACATGAACAAATGATCCTTAAACAGCAAAAGGACAAGTACCTTAAAGACAAGGAATACCTTGGCGCAGTGGTCAGTATGCTTGCTGAAAAGCACAACTACCACGACCCACTCAGTATTGTTAATACTGCAGAACAAGCCAAAGGCTACGGTTATCGATATTATATCGCTAATAACTCCACAACCGTTGAAGATATGGGCGCACTAAGATTCCCCGTGAGGTTTACACCTACCGATTCATTCAAAAAAGCAATGGTTATTAAAATCGGTGTCCACCCTAATGTCTTTAAAGCTGTTATGGGTATGCTCAAAAATGATGTGCCTACAGGTGTTTTGGTAATGAAAAGACAGCGCCAAACACAAAAGGTCGATAATAATACCCCCAAAGCTAAATAAATAGCTGTAATGGGCTAAAAGCATTGCCATTATTTATATGGCAGTAATAAATAAACAATAGATACCTAATTTTATTAAACGGTATGACCAAAATCACAAAAATCACCATCGGCCGCACAATCCCAATGGCCAATTATGCAAACGAAAAGCAGGAAGTAGAAGTAATGCTTTCTGAAGATCCTGGCAAAACTCTTGAACAGAAAATTCAAGAAGCCCGTCAGGAAGTAGAAAAAACGTTTCTATTAATCTATCCAAGGTACGGTGTTATCCAAAACAAGGAGTACATTACCTACATGACAAAGGTTAAAGAAAGCATTTATCCCAAAAATGAACCCGATAAGGTTGAATCAGCGCCAGAGGGAAATATCCCTCCTGAAACCAATAAAAGCAAAAACATTATTGGCGATAATCAGCCTCAAAACCCGTCAACAGAAATGCCAGAGATAAAGGTAAATACCATAAAACCTAAGTTTTAGGTATAAAACCAATAGAACACTAACCACCAATAGATACAATTTAATCCATTAATTTAATTATGTCAACAACTGAAAAAAAACAAAAGGCTTTTGCCGTATTCGCATTTCTTAACTCAGGTAAAATTGCTAACATGGCCGTAATCGAACTGAAAACCGAAAACACGGAAATGATTGGAAGTATCAAAGAATCGCATAAGCGTATTGGTACCATCCACGCATCCGATTTGTACATTCACGTTCACAAAGGTTTTGCTGGCAAAGCTGAGCCTGACGGAAAGCGGTATTGCGCTCATGAAAAGGGTATATACATCCCTTACAGTGATGAAAGTCTTAAAGGATACATGTTCATGTGCTATGTTTCCAACAAAGACTTTGAAATTGCCAGAGATAATTCGGGCCGGCCAATACTTATGGCTGACATGAAAACCCCTATGGTTGTTCAAAGCTCTAAGATAAACTATGCCGAACTGGTACCTACCGATCGTAAAACGGCTATTGAGGAAAATATCGCAAAAGGTATGAAACTACCAATGCGTATTTACAGCACTGATTCCAAAATATCATTTACCCTGTATATGGGTGATGATAGAAAAGTGCATATTCGCCCCAAAAGCGAACCCAGTAACGCACAACAAGAACCAGCCACGGCTAAAAGCAAAAATGAACAAATGGCTGAGGAAGCTCTTGCTGGCGTATCTGAAATGGTTTCGCTAGTAGCGATAAACGATGATTTGCCCTTTTAGTCAATAGTTCTATTTAAAGCAGGCGGAGAAATCCGCTTGCTTTTTTAAAAAATAATAGCATAATTGCCACATGAATTATAAAAAATATAGCAAATTCGAAAATGTTGTTATTGGTGCATTGATAATCTTTATCATATGCTCCTATTACTACGTTGCTTACCTATGGACAGGGCAATCCCCTAGACAATGGAATGAAACAACCAGAAATGTTGTAACCTCATTATCAATTATAACGCTAATATTGCTTACAGCACTAATAGAAAAAATAGCATATAGAAAAACCCTAAAAAACAAAAAAAATGGCAAAATTAAAAACTAAAAAAGCAAAGATTGAAACTGTAGCTTACTCAATCAAACAAGGACAAATCCTTAAACTGAAAGGAAGCAGGTATGTTCCTGTAACTAAAGAAGAGGAAGTAATTGCCCTTAACTCAATTTCAAATCAGATTAAAAGCAAGATTGAAACCAATCAACAAAACGCTAAGGTTGCTGAAGAGGTTTCTAAAGAAATTTCTAAATCGACCCTTGAAGCTGGCTATTTAACTAGCAATGCAATCCACAACTATCAGCTCACGGAACAAGTAAAATATTTGTTAACCGAAGTGGCAAACAAAATCAGCAAAAAGATAGAAGGAATCAATATTGCAGAGCCATTAAATATGGCAACAGATGAAGTTGACAGCACAAACCTATATTCAATTATTCACAAAACACGGCATGTTAATGAGGTTATAAAAGAAAACCTCTTATTGCTTGACAAGTTTGTATCTGAAAACATCTAAACGATGTACTGCTGCAATAATTGTAATCACAAATTTAGCAACCCTGAAAGGGCTGATGATACTGATGGTGACGAAACCTATGAATCATGTCCACGATGCGGAAGCGAAGATTTTGATTTAGATACCGAAAATTTAGAATAGATATTATAAATTTGAATTTATGAAAAAGTTAATCTTTTTTCTTTTCGCACTTGCCCTGGGGGCAATGTTCGAAAACAAGGTAATCGCTCAGAGCCTTGACGAAACCTCTATTGTCACGACAATAGATAAGTCTGATGCAAAAGAAATCTCGATTTACTCAACTACCTATGGCTTAAAGAACATTTCGCCCGATAAAGTAGTTCGAAAGACGGGAACCAATGAATATTCGATCTATAAAACAAATTATGGAATACCCGAAGTTCTACCGACAACTACAATTATTCGAAGTACCGGGCAATCCTCAACAAGTTACAGTATTTATGAGAATAGTTACGGCATCAAAAGCATTTCACCATCGCAGGTAATACAGATTAGGCGGGAATAAAACAAAAAGAATATTTTAAAAAGGGCAGCTTAGGTTGCCCTTTTTTTATACTATTTTTTGTAAAATTGATAGATAAACAATAATATTGTTATGAATACCAAAAGAAAAACAAAAATGACAACTGCTCAATATACAGCAAGGATGAAAAAACACGAGCAACAATTTGAAAAATTGCGGACAAAAATTGTAGCTGACACAAATACATTCATACAAGATAATCCCGAAACAACTATGTACTCACTACAAAACACCATTGAAAAGTTTGCCGACCAGTTAGTACTTTCAGGTGCATGGATACCCGACAGAATAAATGGATATTCAGGAGTGCCAAGCGGAAACAAATACAGCAAAAGCTTAAGCAAAAAGGTTAGAAAGGCCCTTGGCTATACATTTTAATAAAGATATGGAACTACAAATCAATTATCTAAACAATGAGATTGAAGAATCTAATGGAATAGATGGCAAAATTAAATCAACAACCTGGTACAGCAGATGGAAAACATACAAATCCGATCAAATGGATGATGATATGAAAAACTCAACTGTATCCCATTATGTTGATAGAATTATTATAAATGATGCCCAACTTACAAGCAAAAAATCTATTGATGATATGATTGAGTTTTTAACTAAGGCACGCGAATCTTTTAAATTTTGATATGGAAAACGAAGAAAAAATTATTGAAACATTTAAAGCGAGTGATGTTGAATGTAACTATGATTACGAAGTAAGAAAAACAAATATCACAAAACAACGTGAATTGTTTGCGTTTTTACCCATTTGGATAAACTCAAAGTTTCGTTGGTTAAAAAGAGTAAAAATATTAGAACGAAAATATTATTCAAGAAGAAAAGTTTTTGATGATGGTTGGTCATACCAATTTTATTGGACTAGGTGGAAAGAAGAATGGAGAACCGAACAAATACTTAATTAAATTACACATAAATGAAGTGATGATTAAGAAAATAGAAATAACATTAAAAATACTGATTGCAATAGGAATAAGTATTTTGATTTGGGAATGGTTTCAAATCATTTAGCTTATTTGCTATTACCTGCTGGGCGGTTTATCAGCACTAAATTTAATTTGATAGTAAAAATTATTATGGAAGAATTAAACATTAAATATCCAGACCCATTAACCGACAAGCAAAAAGAAGCAATTTTTGGTGTGAAAATAGAACACCTTACACCAAAAGAGATAATTGAGAAATATGGCGATATATTGACCGAAGAACAAAAAATTGCGTTAGGTATCACGGAATAATTTTTATTTCTGCTAACGTTCGGCAAACTTGCGAAGGCAAGGATTTATAAATAAAAATTTTTAACTTAAAACAAATATAAAT